GTTGCCGTCTCAGCCCCCTTCGACGAAGAGGCAACGGAGTTCAATTCCTTGAGGAGTTGCTGCGCGCCATCGCTGGCGAAGATCACACCAAGGCGCGCGAGCTGATCCATCCGGGTATCTCCTAGCGGTTCTTCTTGGCCTCTAGACGGCCGAACAGGGCATTGACGCCAGCCCCATCCTTGAGCGAGACGAGCTTAGGCCCCTTATCGCCCGTTTTCGCCCCCATCCAAATACCCCGCGCGATGTCGTCGAGTTCGCGCACTAGCTCCTTTTCCCAAAAGCGCATGGGAACTGGCATCGCATCGCTATAGGCGTTGATCTCAGACCACAGGATTGCGCCGACGAAGCCATCCGATGAGGTCCGCGTGGCCCCGAGGGCGCGATACCAGTTCCAAAGGTAGTCTAGGCAGGCCGGGAACGCGGGCGGGCGAGCTTCGGGCGCTTTGGCGACGGCGGTGGCGAAGGCTCGGAGTTCGTCGAGCCTGAGGGCAAAAAACGGTTACGCTCCATCAGCAGCTTATCGACCTTCTGGCCTAGCCACGTCATGCCGGCCTGGTTGAACATGGCCCGCGCGTTCTTGTCGCTGTAAGCGATGGGGTCATCAGCCGTGGCCACCTGGGCGGGGTCGTTAGGGTCGTAAGCTTCCACCCACCCGCGCGGGACGTTGTTCCAGCCAATGACGGCGCCCGCCCACCGCATGACGTTGCTGTCCCGGCTTTCCTGCGTGCTCACCGGCCGCTCGTCGAAAGCGGCGCGGCGCTGAATGTCGAAGGTCGCCAGTTGCGCCAGGGAAACGCGGTCGCTGTCGGGGCCTGCGATGATCAGCTCAACAGGCTTGTCGCCGTTCATGAGCTTTTCGGTGCGCAGGATAACGGGGCCAAACTCGGGTTCTTCGTCCGTGCCCCCAATGCGTTCATAGACCGCCTGGCCAGCGGCGTCGCGCTTCAGGTGGTCATATTCGACATGGTAGACGATGCCGCGCTCATGAATCGGGGTGGTGTTCAGGCCTGCAAGGGACATGGTTTGCTCTCTGTAAAAAGAGCCGGAAGGCGCTACCTCCCGACTTGAAGTTAATGGGGACGGGCCGGTTGATCCGGCTCCGAATTACGGGGCTTCGGTGGCGGGAACGGTGACGATCTTGGACGTGATCGGCAGCGTGTAGTTGGTGCGGTTGACGTTGTTGGACGCGCCGACATTGTCCCGAACCGAGTTCACCAGAGCCCGGAAATACTTGATCGTATTCGTCCCGCCAGCCTCGGGGGCGTCGTCCAGTTCGACCTTGAAGGGATACTGAAAGTTCGTCAGCTCGGCGGCGATCAAGGCCGTTTGGCCAGCGTCGAAAGCATCCAGGCCGACGACAAGGGCCATGTCGCCAGCGTCCCGCGAGCCCTTGAGCTTCATGGTTCGGTCGGCGGCGAGCGGGGTGAACGGGACCACCTCGGATTCATCGCCGAACTCGCCGATGTCCTCGGCTCCGGTGATCAGGGTGTAAGTCAGTGCAGCATAGGCCGCCGCATCGTTAGCGACAGAGTTGGCGGGGCCGATGCTGATTTTGGCCCCGTTGCTGGTCGAATAGCTCATATCGGCTCCATTCGGGTTGTAGGGGCGCCCGACCCCGGATCATGGGCTTTCCGGGTCAGGCAGACCACGAAACGGTGACAGGATACGTTGTCCGGTCGGGTTCGACTATCGGCGTCGCAACCCAGCTTGCGCCTTGGACCTTCACAACTCCCCCGATGCGTGCGGCGTTGGGGTAAAAGGCGATGATCTGGTCAACGTAGGCGTAGGCGTCTTGGCGGTCGAAGCCATATCCGACGATCACATTTACCTGCATCAGGCCTTGGTCAATGCGGCCTTGGTTCAAGCCCTGCCAGAATGGCGCATTGTTGAAGAAGTCGAAGCGGAGGAACGGCGGAAGGTCGCCATCAACGAAAGGGGGCGTGAAGCTGGCGTCATCGATTGACGCGGGCAGATCCAATGCAGCGGCCACAGCATCGGCCTTGGCCTTCAATGCGGCGTAGATGTCAGCCTGATCAGCCATTTCGCACTCGGTTCTCTAGTTCTCGGCTAGAGCGGCTCACGATCTGCGGCCACTGTTGGACAGCCAATGCCACAAAACGGCGTCCCGGTCGCCCTCGCGCGCCGAACTCCGCATAGATGGCATAGTCAGCGCTATAGACCGCCGTGGCGCCTTCCTCGGCCTTGATGTCTAGGTTTGACGCGGATGGGTCATACGTAAAGACGCCAGTTCCAGGGTTTCTTTGGAGCGTGATTGCTGGTGGCGTTGTTCCCAGGTTCACCGCCAGGGAGTTTCGCAGGAACCCGGTATCCACAGGCATATTCCCCCCAGCCCCCACGGGGGTTTGCATAACTGAAATCGTCTTCTGGACAGAGAGCGCAAAGACCGCATCCATGCGTTCGGGCGTCTCCCGGCAGAACTGCGTCACAAGGTCGGAGAATTTTGCCAACTATGACCCTCGGTTACGTGACACATCGCCATTGCTTGCGGCGCACTATAGCGCTGATGCTGGATCGGCCAACACCGAGCCTTAGCGCCATATCCTTTTGCCTTAACCCTTCGGGGTTTTCCCTTATCCACCGCACATCTTCCTCAGAAAGAATGGCGTTCCAAATCTGAGAGCCTGCGGGCTGAGTTCCGTGACTCACTTTATCTGCCGCATTCTCTAGTGCTGTGGCCCAGCGGAGATGATTGGGGTTTACGCACCCGTCATGTCCCCGACCGCAGGAGTGCGCCGCAACGTGGGCTGCGCTTGGCTTTAGTCCGTTCACTAGTTCGCACATCACAACGTGAGCCCGCGTGTCAGCACCTTTGTAAGTGATGCCGCCATAACCATTACTGTCCCGCGAGAAGGGCCAGATCAGGCATTCATCGCATGCATGGCTCACGTTAGCGTGCAGCCACGGAAGTAACGTTCCTTTAGGGGCCTTTCTGCGGATGGGGCCACCGTGCATGGCGTCCCCGTGACGCTTCAAACGCGTGGCATGCACGGCGCAAAGGCCCTTTTGCGCTAGATTTCGGCCGCACCCTTCGATGGCGCACGTTCCGGCTTTGCGCGGATCGGGGCCTCCGACATCGCCCTTAAATCGAAGGCGCTGATAGTGCATGCCACAAAGGCCTTTGGTCTCGTTGAGGTTGGCACATCCTGGGACGCCGCATGGTGTATCGGACGGGAGAAAGACGCGGGCGGCGACGCTTGCTCGCACATCGCCATATCTCTGCAATCGCAGCATATGCGCGTTGCACAGCCCGTCTCGTTTGCGTTTGATGGGCTTGGCGCAGCCGGGGACCACGCATATACCTGATGCAGCCATTCGATCCTCACATGATCGTTTCGGTTAGGGGCGCTTAAGGTGCGGAAACACCTAGCGCCCCGATTACTTTACACCTGCCAGGGTATCGACCCTCACCTCTAAAACGCATCTGCACGAAATTATTTCTGACGCTGGAGCCCCCAGGCTTGTGTCCATGGGAAACCGCATCATCGCCCCAGATGGGGTGACGAATATTTCGTTGAAGCCAATAGCCGGGCGCGATCCCAAAACGGCATGGTCATGCCTGACGCGCATGTCATGGGCATCCCGCCACTTCTTGGTGAGATTTTCGACCTTGAGCTTTCCGTCTGCAATGGCCTGTTCGTAGGCGTTGTATCGGCCTTGGTTCAGCGCCGTCATGACCTCGGTTCTACCGATTGTCTTGGCGCGGTAGGCGAGAAGGCGGTTACGGTAGGACGAGAGGGCGCGGGTTGCCGTGGCCTCGGGAACGGGCTTCCCGGCCTCTAGCGCGGCGGAAATGGCCCTATCGTATCGCTTGTCGCGCAGTTTGAGCCGTAGATAGTCGGGCAAGGAAGCCGGGTTTCCGCTGGCGAGGTTCTGGGCCGCGTTGTCCACGGCTCGGGCCTGCTGCGTGGTAAGCCCGATCACCCCGCCTTCACGACGCCCGCTAACGCGGTTCACTCGGCCCACGGTGTCGGCGACTATGGTTGTGGGGTTCTTGCCTAGCGCCAGGGCCTTGGTCATCGTCTCGCGCACGGCTTGGCGCGTGTCTACGGTGATGTCCGTGATTAGTTGGCCGCTATGATCCGACAGGAAGCGCTCGGCCAGCGGATGGCGACCAGAGAAGCGGATGCGAACCGGATTGCCCTGGCCGTCCTCAAAACCGGGGATCGCGTCGGCCGTGTCGTTGCCTGCGCGGATGAAGACCTCGCGAAACGCTTCCTCGAAATCCGTGAAGGCCGCCTCGTCGATGTGCATGGCCTCGATAACTGCTGTTATGTCGCCATCCTTAAGGGCCGCGACCATGCGCTTAACGTCGGCTCGCTTGGCGATGTCGGCAATCGATGACCGGAATGCGGCGGCCACGCCGGGCGCATAGTGGTCTAGCAGGGCCTCGAATTGCGCGATCTGGCTGGCCAACTACTTAGGCCCCCGGCCCTGGACGTCCCAATACGCCACGATGCCCGCAGGCGAGAGCGGAGAGGCCACAACGACGACATACGGAACGCCAGCCGCGTCGATGATCTTGTCACCGGCCTTGATGTCGGACGGCGCACCAATGGGGCTGATGTAGATACGCCGGTCTCCGACTTGAACCCGCGTCCCGTCCATCTCGCGGGCGGTGTATTCGAGCACGGCCAGTTTGATGGGCGTATCGGTTACGCCGCGTCGGTGCTTGCCGACCTGGCCAAAGCGCGTGATGAGCTTTTCGGCAAGGGCTTGGCTGCGGGCGTAGTTGAAGGCGCTCATTCGCCGATGGCCAGCAGCAGAAGCGGCGAAAACGTGTTCGGATCAGGCCGCAGGTAGGGCGCGAGAAGCCCGTCAACCGACGACAGGATGGGCGAGGTCGTGACGATGGAGGCCGACGACGAGGCCCCAGCGTATTCGACTTCTAGCTGGCCGACCTTCTCGCGCTTGATGGCGCCTTCTGAGCCGGTAGTCACACTCAGAGAGCCGGGGGCCACGGCCTCTTGATAGGCCGCCGCATACGAGGCGTTGATGACCGCCAAGGGAATGACGTCGGCCGGGATCGGCTGACAGTTGGTCGTGATGCCGTTCGTTCGCGGCCATGCGCGCTCTTGGGCAAAACCCCCGGTCGGGTAGCCCGTGAAGCGGTTCCCATACGTGCCGTCGATGTAATCGGAGCCGATCTGTCGCAGTTGAGCGGCGGTCGGCGGCGATGCTGGGAGCGAATAGCCCCGAGCTGAGAGCCACGCATTGAACTGAGTGTCGTCGCCATAGCCCATTTGCGCCATCCCTTGAGGTGTGGACGCATTTAACGCGGAATGTCGCTCCGGTCCAACTAGGAGGGCTGCAACGCGATCAGGCTGAACTCGACACTGGCGGCCGGGACATAGGGAGCATAGCCGCTGAGTTGCGCGAGGATCGTGTTCAAAGCCGTGATCAGCGACGCCAGCAGGACGATAATTCCGCCGTTCAATTGCGTGATAGTGGGCAGAACACGCGCCCGGTCCCCGTAGATGACGCATCCGCCGTAAGGACCTGACACCCACGCAGATCCATCAGCCTTCAGCCAACGCCGCACCTTGAAGCGCGGAACGGGGTTGGTGTCATCTTCCACGGCGAGAACGGTCACAGCGGGCTTTGCGGTAAACGTGCGGGTGAAGATGACCGTAGCCTGTCCGTTGCCGTCCAGCGTTCCGCTTTGGGCCGACGACAAGCGGGGATGTAGATGGTCGTATCGGCTGGCCTTCGGTCCTGCCCCCGCCGCTGGCGTAGTGGCTTCCGCGATAGGCGGGGTGTCCGACAACAAAGCAGCCGCCACGGCGCTAGTGTCCATGGCGGCTGCGGCTTGAGGGGTAGCGAAGGCTTGGGGCATGTTCCGGCCTAGGTGAGATACGCGGCCTGAAAGGTCCCTCCAACCGCCGTCCCGAGGGCTGCGGCGATCGCGTCAAAGGGCAGGATCGTTGACCCCAACGCAACCGCCCAAGTGACCGTTCCCCCGCCCTTTAGCGTGATAACCACCGTCCCGGCCGTGGTGACACCCGAGACGATGATAGCATCACTTCCGCTCGGCCCGACAGTGGCGGCGCGGGCGTACTTCTGCGCCCCGCCAACCGCGTCGATGAGGTAAGGGAAGGCCATGACCTAGACCGCTTCGACGTGTTGGGCGGCGTACTCGTCTTGCTCGTCGGGCTTCAGGGCCGAGAACGCATCAGCATCGGCCTTCCGCAGCTTCGGGCCGACCTGGGCACCGTCCTTGTCGGTGATGACCCACCAGCCGGCCGACTCGGACTCGGCGACGGTATAGCCGGTGGTCGCGGTCAGATCGGCGTCTTGGACCTGGCCCGCATCCTTGGCGGTTCCCGAAACGTCATCCGTGCCGCTGGTGGCGCCGGTCGCGGTCTCATGGGCGGCGGTCGTGCCCTTGCTGATGACTTCATGGCGCTCATAGCCGCTGCCGATCAGCGGAACGCCCTCGGGCAGGGTCAGGGCATGGCCGACCGGATACTCGCCATCCTTGCCGTAAACGCCGGTCGATTGGATGCTGTCGGAAATGGCGCGCAGTTTGATCTTGATACCGGGCATTGGTGAAATTCCTTGTAGCGGTGACGCGGCGAAGGGCCGCTTACCGGGGGACAATACCTAAACGCAGCACAACGACAAACAAGCGGGTTGCAGATCGGCCCTCACGTCGCTACAGTCTCGCTAACGCGGTCGCCGCCGCCAGCCAACCAAGAGACGCCCCATGTCCACGACCACAGCCGTCACCGTTGACCGCTATAGCCCCCAGGACTTGGCCCTGTGGAAGGCTTGGCGCGACAACCTCGCCGTCAAGATCACGGGAGGGCGCGCGGCGGGCTATTACGCCGTCTTCACGCGTCAGGCGCCCATCAACAACTGGATGCATCGCGAGGCGAAATTCATCCTGGCTCGGGCGCTACCGCTCAACTTCAACAGCCCCGTCATTCTCGCCCCACCAACCGGAGAACCATCATGACCAAGTTCGAAATCGGTGATCGCCTAAGAGACCGTGACACGGGAACAATTCGGACAGTTACCGACACAAACGCGAATGGCACCACTATCAAAACCGATGACGGTTTTGCGTGCCTCGCCGCGAGCTTCGAACTCTACGCCAAGGCAGGGGAATTTATGGTGGGGGATTGGGTCGTCTTGGACGGCGAAGGAATCACGCGACGAATGCCCCCAGCGGCGGCCTATAAGATCGACCAAATTTGTCAGCCGGCTACAGCGCCGTATTATCTGGTCATCCAGGGCGTGTTCATAGCTCAGGACTGCGCCCGCCTCGCCACCCCCGAGGAGATCGCGGCGGCGGACCTTGCGGCCCCAAAACTCGGCGAGGCCAACCCATCCATCGTGATCGAGCCCAAACCGTTCGGGAAGTTTTTCACCATCCTGGGCGAGCCTGACACCCGGCCCACCGAAATCCCCGCCGCTGAGTTCGACTTCTCCACGATCAAGGCGGGGGATGAGGTCACGGTTCGGCTGAAGGTTCACAGCGCGGGCCTAGACCAAGATGGCGAGGTCGCCTGTCTTGGTAGGCCTGAACGCCCTGATGCTCTCCGCTACATCGGCCCGAGTGAGATCATCAATGTCATCCCCACCCCCAAGCCCAAGACCCTGCGAACAAGGGTCATTCACGCGGCCGAAAGCGTCGAGCGTTGCGCTGACCATGACGTCTACTTGGCGCGCATTGCTGACGCCGTTCTGGCTGAAGTCGAGAAGGGCTAGGCGGATAACCACCATACAGCCATAATGGGCGGGCCGGGGAGCATCGGAAGTGCTCAACCCGGCCCTAACCACGAACGATCTCGGAAGGATCGAAGATGGCTGGCAAAGCTGTATTGCCGAACGCCGCGCCCATCAAGAGGAAGCGAGCCTCCAACGGGGTTCCGATGGCTTGGCTCCGAGACAGGACGGGCTTGACCGATGGACCCTGCCTGATCTGGCCTTTTGCCACCTTCAAGAACGGTTACGGCGCGGTTGTCTATGAAGGGGTGAACCGAAACGCTTCCCGAGTCATGTGTATCTTGGTGAACGGCGATCCGCCTCAAGACGCACCATTCGCGCTCCACTCCTGCGGAAATGGCAAGGTCGGTTGCGTTCATCCGCGACATGTCCGATGGGGGACACAAGCCGAGAACATCTCCGACGCCTGCGCAGAAGGCACGATTTCTCGGGGAGAGGATCGCCCCGCGTCCAAACTCACGGTGCAGGACGTTTTGGACATTCGAGCATCACTCGACAGACCCGGTGTTCTCGCGAAGCGCTATGGCGTAGAGCCCGACCACATCACTGTAATTCGCAAGCGGCAGGCATGGGCTTGGCTCAAATGAAAACGGGGAGAGCCGAAACTCTCCCCGCGATACGCCACTGATGCTTTAAGCCGAGTTACGACGAACTGGAGAAGAACACTCCGCTCCTGCCGTTGATATCCGCCCGAATTTCGAGACCCATGGCCCCCCAGATATGGAAGGAATAATCGTCGAACGGGTTCTGACGGGCGATGGCGACGGTGTTAACCGCCATGCCGATCAGAGGCCGGATGTACTCAGCCTTGGGCACAAAGCCGAAGAACTGGTTGCCGGTCAGTTCGAAGGTCCGCTTGATCGCGGCGATTTCGCCCGACTTCAGCAGTTGGTCGTAGATCGTGCCCAGGACCAGGCCGGCGCCGTCGCTGATCGGACGCATCAGGTTGCGCCAGATTTGCGGGGAGACGTACAGGATGTAGCCGCCGACCAGGAAGTTGGCGTCCAAGAACGTCGTACCGAGGCCCTGAGTGAAGAAGTTCAGGATAGCGGTCGCCGTGGTGGCGTTCGACGTCAGGTCGATGTTGTAACCGGCCGGACCCACGTTGATGTTCTTGGAGTACGGCGAGGTCTTGATGCCGTAGCCGGTATAGCCTTGGACGTTGATGGTGGTGTCACCGTTCAGGGCGTAGAGGGCTTGGTCGCGGCGGATCTTCGCGACGTGGGCCTCTTGGTCGTCCGACAGGGCGTCGAAGTTCTCGCTCTGGAAGGCGTTCCATTCCCGCCAGGCCCGGCCGTAGCCGGTGGAGAAGATCGGAACGGGCGTCCCGCGATAGTCATAGACGACCTTATCCATCAGCGTCGGGCGTTGACCCGAGATCGACCGGACAACCGCGCCAGCGTCCGATGAGACGCGGTTCAGTTGAACGATTTTGCCGATGTTGACGGTCTTGGCCAGCGGCATCAGGTCGGCCATGTAGGCTTGACCTTCATCCGACCGCATGACGCGGCGAGTGATGCCGTCCATTTCGAGCCATGCATCGCGCGGCAGGATACCGGAGGCGTTGCGGGCGCCGGTCGCGTTCGCCATGAAGTCGGCGAAGCGAACCTCTTCGTGGCGGAACCACTCGCGAGCGGCGTTTTGCTCGTTCCACCACAGGGCGTGGTCTTTGTTCTTCTTCGGACCCGTGACCGAGTTGGCCGTGAAGGTCCGCAGATCGAGATACGGCTTGTACAAGGCGAACCCTCCTTACGGGGAAATGAAGCCCTTGACGGGGCGAACGTTGATGAGCTGCGAGGCCCCCGAGGCGTTGTTGTACGTCTCGGCGGCGCGGGCGATGACGTATTCACCCGTCGCCGCGATCTTCACCTCGCCGTTTGCGGCGGGGGAAAGATAGGTGACGCCGCCAACGACGTTGACGCCCGTGGGCAGTCGGAGCCGGTAGACGCACTCGTCGAGCATCTCGGCGGCCATGACGGTTTCGCCGATGCCGTATGCGGTATCGACATCCTTCAGGGCCACCCAATTCTCGACGGCGACATGAACCGGGGTCTTGGTGGTCGCGCCAGCCAGGGCGAACGCGCCTGCCGACGTGGTCACAAGACGACCCGGCAGAATCGCAGCGGCCGAAATGGCCTCATGGATTTGCGGGGTGTTCTCGGAGGTCGGCCCCGCGATGATTTTGTTATAGCGAGCCATCGGCGGTTACTCCTCGTCGGCCGGCAGTTGATAGGCGCCACCGCCGTCGTCCTTCTTGCCGCCGCTAAAGGCGCCATTCAGGGCGAACGAGTGGCCGGGCTTGGCCATGGGGGCGAGCTTGCGGGCGGCGTTCAGGGTGAGTTCGCCAGCCGTGGCCTCGTCCATCAGGTTGCCCTCGACGATGGCCTTGCGCAGCGTGGTCAACTCGGCCTCATCCTTGGCCTTTTGGGCGTTGGTGGCGGCGTCGAGTTGATCTTGCAGCGGCTTCAGTGCGCCGTTGACCGCAGCGGTAACGGTGTCACCGATCTTCGCCAGGCTGTCCGAGAGGGTCTTGACCTCGCCGGAAAGCTTGTCGAAGTCTTCTTTCTTGACCTCGGACATATCAGCTTCCTTGCTGTTGGTGGGGGTTTCCCGCTCGGCGCCTGTGATCAGACCCAGGATAGCGGCCTTCCATTTCTCCAGCATCGAGACTTGGTCCTTTCGCTGGAGAGCTTGAGCTACCGAAGTGATAGCCCAATCTAGTTCCCGGTCGGCGTCCTCGCTGAACGTCGAGTTGATGACCGGGATTTGTTCCTTCTCGCCCTTGCTGTTCACCAGCATTCCAACGCCCTGCTCGGGAGTGGCGGCGCCCTCCTCGTCCAGCAGAATGGCGTCGTGGTCGAAAACAATATCACGCGCGATTCTGGAGTATGGAACCTCGCCGTTAGCGGCCTCCATGATCGCGTAAAGCCCCGTAGAGGTGTGGATGGGGCCGCCCTTAGCGATGGCATCCAGAACACGCTTACCGCGCTCGCTGCTCTGCGCTGTTGCCACATGGAGGTACTTCTCCATGAAAACCCGGCCGTTCTCGCGGCGTACGTTGCGGTTGTGGGCTCCTACGCCGAAGCGGTCGATTGCGACGGGATCGCTGGCATTCAGGAACGAGCCGTCACGGTCGGGGTGCCCGAGGGGGGCGAACGTGTTTTCGAGGGTGGCGTAGGACTTGGCGATTTCGTCGGCGGGATAGAGTACGCCGTTCATCACGACATCATCCGGCATGGTCGCGCAGGGAATGACCTTGTACGCCTCACCGTCCACCATCTCGTCGCGAATGGCCTTCGTATTCACGCGAGTAGTGACGTTTACGCGGGTGCGGATGGTCATTGGCTTTGGTCCCCAGCGCCAACGGTGGCGTCGGCCTCGTCGGTGTCGTCCATCGCTTCTACCTTACGTTCGTTCTCGGTCAAAGGCTCTAGGTCCACTACAGCCCGCACCTCTTCCGGGGTGAAGTAGTATTCCCCAGAGGCTTGGAGCTTGGCGTTCGCCTCGGCCATCTTGGTCACGCGGTCGATTTTCTCCGACATTTTCGCTTCGGTCAGATCGGTCCAGAACACCGACCAATCGCCTTCGGGGATCATGCCGAACTTAACCCACCGGGCGACCACGCTCATGATGTTAGGAATCGTCTCGTTTGCGCGGCGACTGTTGCAGGTCTGGCCCCACTCGTTCGCGTCCTCGGTGGATGCGCGTTCGCCAGACTGAGAGCCGACGAGGATTTTAAGCGGGATGCGCCGGGCCGCGCTCACCTCTTGCAGGGCGATGTTGTAGAAGTGCTCGGGGCTCGGAAGCGTGATGGCCAGGGTCTTGGCCGTCATGCCCTGCAAGAAGAGGCCAATATCAAAGCCTCGGTTGTGCCTGGCGACCTGATCGCTCATCGCCTCTTGCAGTTGCTCCATGGTCATGCCGTAGGCCTTGGCCATCTGATCGAGCTTTGCGCCCTCATTGGCCTCTAGGACAGGGTTTGACCGGGCGTTCTTGTAGAAGCCCTCGCCACCCGCTCCGCTGACCTTCTCGGTGGTCAACAGGGCGTTGAAGCACGACTCCAAGGCGCTCTTATCGTTGACCGAGCCATCCCGCGACCAGATCACGACGCGGTCGGGGTGGATCATCATGGAACGACCGGCGCCCGCGTAGACCTCGCCCACCGCCTGCTCGTTGAACTGGAACATAGCGGGCTGGCCGTAGTTGGGCTTCGTCGCGTCCGTCTCGAACTGCGAGACAACGAGCTGACCTTCCCAAGCCGGGATGAGTTTGACGAGGCCCTTAATCCCACCGGGGACGCGCGTAACCGGCTGATCCCAGGCCCCGCCATCGGCCAATTGCAGGATGACGCCCGCATACCGGCCAACCATGCCCCGAACGTCCGCCTCCATCAGCGATTGCCAGCCCCGAATGTTGGTCAGGTGCGTGCGGATCGCGGCTTCCTGGGACGTTTCCTTGATCTGGGAGCCTTCCGACCCGTCACGCGGCTTTTGCAGCAGGAACGGGTGTGTCTCCCAGGTCTTGGCCACGGTCTTGTCAACGACCGCCGTTCCGATCCCGTTGCGGCAGTACATCGTGTACGTGTCGTTGAACGTGAGGGCGTTCGGGAGCGGCCACCCAAAGTCCTTGTAATGGTCGTGCTTGGCCCAAGTCGGTTGGAAAACCGAAACCTGGCGGTTGTTCCATGGGCCATCGGTCACTTGAGCGTTGGCGATGGTTTCTAGGGCGGCGGTCGCAGCGTTCATCCCGTCCTCTTAAGCAGCATGAACGCTTGCGGACTGTCGGCAAGGTTCAGTTCAGTGATGGCCCACACAAGCGCATCCATGCGGTTGGGCGAGAAAGTACCCTCATATCCGGCCGGTGTCGTCATTAGCATTTCCGACTCCATTTCGGGGAACGGCTTGATGTGGGCGACTCGGCCCTGATCATACAGCGAGGCGATGGGCTCGGCGCGGACGTGCTTACCTCGCGTGGCGTTACCTTCGACCACCCGGACTTGAACGCCACCCGCTCTCAGGTTGGCCTCGACCAGGGCGCCGCCGTAGTTGCGTTCGACCACGACACAGTCAGCGTCCCACTTCTCGGCAAGCTGGTTGATCTTGGTCGCCCAGGCCAACGGCTCCTTGGATGGCATCGTCCCATCTTCCAGAACAACGGCGCTGTCCCCGATCTGCCCGACCACGACGATACCGACGTCATCGCCACCGCCAGCCGGGTCAACGCCGATGACGATGCGCTCGAATGTCGCGGAGCGGTAAAGCAGCCCTTTGCGCCAAGCCGCGTCAATCGTCTTGCGGCTCCAAATCGAGTTCTGGACGCCGGGCGTATATTTGCCGTCCCAGATGTGGGCCGCGCGCTCGGGGTCTTTCGCGCGGTCTGTCTCCATCTGCTCGCGAAGAGCAACGGGGAAATGCGGGTTCTTATCCCAATTGATGCGACGAACTATCGCGCCCTTGGGCTTGATCGGCCCCCGAAAGAACTTGTCCACGGGGTCGGTTTCAAGGTTCGGGTTCCACAGCGCCCAAATCTCGGACTTGCCGGTACGCATCACGGTCGGGAAAAGAACATCCAGGGAGACCTGGCGCATTTCCTGCGCTTCCTCCGCGATGGTCAGGTGTACGCCCTCAAGCGACTTGATGCCGCTGGGCTTGTTACCCTTCCACAAGCCGATGAACATGATCTTCTGACCATGGCGGCCAATGAAGGTGTTCTTCACCTCTCGGAAGTAGCCCGCGAGCCCGTGATATTCGATCCGCGACCGGACGAGCTGAATAGACGACTCCTCTAGCGTCGCCTGGATCTCGCGCACAAAGGCGACGCGGAGCTTAGGGTTCTCAAGCGCATGTACGAGAACGGCGTCAACGAACTCCCAGGACTTCGCCCCACCACGGCCGCCGTAGGCCGCGCGATACCGATATGACCCTAGAGGCTTGTCGGTGAGGAACCTGTAAGCCGGGACCGGATCAACGATCATCAGACCGCCTCGTCGATTTCGTCCTCTGACGTGTCATAGTCTTCAGGATCGGAGTCGGCCGCCGCGAACGTGGCCCCAAGTTCTGCGGTTTGCAGCTCCTCGGCCTTGGATCGGTCAACACGATATACGCCGACATTGCCCACCGTCTCGACATGGGCGTCAACGAACTGGATCGCCTTTCCGTATCCACGGTCGAGAAGGGAGTTTGACGCCGACACGCGAGCGGCTTGCGGCGCCTTCTTGTCCTTGGCGATCTCAGCCAGGGTTGCCAGGGCGATGTCGGCGTATTGCTGGGCCTTTTGCTTCAGGTCCAATTTGATTTGAGAGACCGCGCCCCGAGGCCTGCCAGCGCCCTTTCGGACGCCCCCATTCTGGCCTCTAGCTACAGGTGGTTTCTTCGGCTTTAACGTCATGGCGAATTACAGAACCGGTTTATCAGATTGGATATACCCGGGCATAAATGCCACCGACAGGGCTTAGGCGCTAGGGCTATAGCTTCACGCGATAGTTTCGGACCCCGACCGCTCCGTTAGAAGCGTCGCCCCGCCAGTGCTCGCGAACCCTTTCAAGCTTACCGAGCCTCATGCGGACAAACGACCGTACGCGGTGCAGTCGCTTGCCGGTTCGCTTCTCATAGTCGGCCGCACGCTCGCGGGCTTCGCGTTCCTGGCGGCTGATATGAATCACGACCTCGCGGAAATCGACTAGGGGGCGCTTTCCGGCTTTGATGCGGGCCTTCTGCAACTTCTCATCGGCGCCATGGCGCTCACTGACATCAAGAAGACCAGGGCTTTGCAAAAGCGCGATGGCTTTGATTACCCGCACCCATGCCGCAGCAGCGTGCTCAGCAATGGATGTTCGACCTTTATGGGCCTCTCGGTTCTTGATGCGGACCCTAAGCATCGGGTCGCGGTATGTGGTGAACGTGAAATCGTAAAGCGTGCCCTCCCTTTTGTTATAGAGGAACATCAATCCGGCCTCGCCGCGATCCCCTAGAAGTACGGCCAGCGTCAAATCATTGTCTGCGTCCCACTCGACCCATGCGGGGCTGAACGCAGCTATATCAGGGTCAGGGCAAGAGCTGCCGAGTTCGGCCGCCGTGACAATGACATCCATATTGAAAACGTACTTCGGGGTATTAGTGAGGTTTTCCGAATAGGACTTTTCGCGCCAAATATCCCGAACCTGCGAGGTTAAAGGGCTTTCACCCTTATGGGGGCGAGTGTCGCTAAGAACATCGAAAATTAGGGGCACGTCACTTCCCCTTCTTAGGCTGCTTGAGCCGCGAACCTGGCGGATCGATCTTGCGCCACGTCTTGGCCGGCGCGTCTCCGAACTCGTCCACCTAAATCGCCTCGGGAATCTTATTGGAGCCCAAAGCTGGAACTTGAAGCAGCCTCATCAAATCTTCACTTGTGTCTTCGTTAAATGGCCGAAACCGTGACGGGCAAAAACAAACCTCGTCGGTCGGAAGCTCCTCCAGGCTCAAGTACCAATTTTCATGAACGAACGAGACGGTATAAACCTCTCCGATAGTCACCTCAGGCTCGTCATCGTCGGCATTGATATGCTCCGCGATGCAAACGATCCTTTGGCCTTCACGGAAAAGGTTTGGGGTATATCCGGGGTCGTTCACACCAGGAACGGCTTGTCGTGTCACTTTCTGCACAACCGAAACTGCTTCCTCGCGGGTCATAAAGAACCACTCTCCCCGCAAGCGCCGATGCTTCAACAATTCATGGCATCTGGCCTCAATCCATGCAGCGCACTCATTTTCAACAAAATGCAGCAGCGTGAGCTGATGATAGTGCGCGGTTTGAAGCGTGGCGACGCGGGTGTTGATGTTGGTTGTGATGCCGATTTTCTGGTGCATTTCACCAGCGCTGATCACGTAAACATAAGCGCGTTTCATTGGACGGCAGCCTTCGCATAGGCGAGGCCGTGGTCTTTGGCGACACGGCAAAACAACCGGACCTCTGGCGGCATGGAGTCGGAGTTGACCCATCCTGTTACGGTGTTGGCGGATCGGCCCAAGATGCGAGCTAGCTCAGCCTGGGATATGCCGATTTCGGCAAGGGCGATGCGGAGTTCTCTGGCTTTCATGGTGTATGAAATACATCAATCTTGTACTCAGTCCATATACCATGGATGTTTTGCCGAGATTTTCGGAGACCAAAACGACCAAAGCCGCCGCCCAACTAAGGACGACGGCTCCGGGAGAACACAGGTGGCAAAGCGCCTAGAGGGGCGATGGAGACGTTACGACGGCTTTTCGGTTTCGTCTAGCCAGCGTTTACGGGCGCGTTCAACGACGGCCTTAGCGTCCTCGATAAAGCGCTCATCGCCCGTGGCTTGTGCTTCCGCGAGGAAGAAGCCTGCGGCCTCTTCGTTGTCGATGTAGTCGGCGGGATCGAAGGGGGTCGTTTTCATCTTCCTCTTGGCCCATATGGCGCGGGATGCGGCTTGGCGGTTGGTGAGGGTCAACGGTTGGTGTCCATGCGCTTGATAACGCGCCCATGAAGGGCTTGGAACGCACGGCGGGCGACCTCATAGCGGGCTTGGCGCGGGTCGGCCTTGGCGTGTGGGGAAAGGTCTTTGTGGGTCATGGCTTGACCCTTATGGCATCAATCATGGCGGCGATCCCGGCCTTAGCGCAGGCGGTATAAGTTTGATGCGAGCCTCTGCCTTCGTCGATCAATTCGATGTCGGTCCCGCTGTCTTCCAGGCCGATAGCTCGCGCGACCGCTTGGACGGTGTCCGCATCAGGCTCCCGCAGCTCGGCCAGGATGGCGTCGAGTAGTGCATATGCATCCAAGCCGCCACCCTCAACCTCGCTTTGAATGTGCATTTTGTGGGCCGATGGGATTTCTACAGGGGCCTCGTCGTCCCACTCATGAAAGTATGTCCAGACGCCCTGTCGCTTAGTCTCAGCCAAGAAAGCCGCGATCAACCGCTCTCGCATGGTCTCGGTCATGGTTTGGCCTCGTACACATTGCGGCCACCTTCTCGGCGAACTCGGATCATGCCTCGATCACATGCGCGCCCCAACATGGCTACGGTCGATCCGTAACGCATCAGAAAATGGTCTGCGACCTGTTCGATAGTCTTCGGGCCGGTGCCTAGATAGGCGAGAATTTTGGGGCGCGTGGCTCTGGTCATGGCTTTCCTCTGGGACGGCGATCCCGATTGATGGAGAGGCCCGCGTTTCCACGGCTTGTCCTGGGGTTCTCTAGGTCCCAGGGGCCGTTTGCTCGTCGCACCGAACATGTCGGATTGGGCGCGGTTGGCGGGCCTCTCGCGATGATTCACCGACTGTCGGAGTGGGGGAGGTCGGCGAACATCCACGGGCCATGAATGTCGGTAAGCGATACTGTTGTCAACGGACAAAACAAAACCCCCGACCATGATCGGGGGCTTACTGAAGGTGCTTCGGCTTGTGGGCGGATTTAGCCGCCGGGATGCATGGTGGTCTCTCCGGGGTTCAAGGAAACTTCAGGCCAAAACCTAACACTTCAATGCCATGATAATTCGCCCAGCCTTTCCCGGTGTCAATCCGCTACAGTGATGTTTTATCGCTTGCGTCCACACCTACACTCATGCTTTATTCGGGTCACGGGGTCGCCGCCCCTACAGCCAGAGAGAACCAAAATGACCACCCTCGCCGACATCGAAGCCCACACCGCTAAGGTCATGGCCAACCCGCGCAGCCGCCTCATGGTTCGCCGCGACGCCGCCCTCGCCCGCCTGCGAGCTGCTGACGGCTTCATCGCCCATCGCTATGCCACGGCCTATCATTCGCTGATGGTCGAGCGCTGCGACGCCGCGTTCAATCTCGAATGCTGGGGCCACGATGACCGCCGCGCCGTGCGCGCCGCGCTGTTCTCGCACCTCAAGATGATCCGGCGCCAGATCAAGCGCGCCAAAGCCGCCCGCTTCACCGCCTAACTCTTCAACCTCTATACACGATTGGAAGGCAACCGACATGACAGCCGCTCTCCGCAAGCTCGAAACCCAGCGCACCTACGTGAACACCAAGTTCATCGACTGGTGGCCGATGCTCAACGCCGAGTGCGCCAAGCTCGGCGTTCCGGATGCCATGTTCGGCGACGCTCACGGCATGTACGAAATGGGCGAAAGCCCGCTGACTGGCGCGCGCCACATGGCGGCCTACGAGGCGGGGAAGGCTGATCAATGACCGGCTGGAAGCGCGGCGAGATGCGGTCCGCTCTCCGCGACCGCAACCATCATTACCACGAGATGGTGACGAGGCTGATGCGCGAGGAGGCCAAGCTTCTTGAGGTTGCGGGTCCCGCCGCCCGAGACGCCATCGTTACCCTCGCCAGCAAGATCGACCAAGTCGAACGTATCGGCGGCGAAACTGAAAAGCTCAGAGCCGAGCGCGCTTCAAAGGTGGCGACACTGGAGGCCGCATCTCCGCGCCTGTCCCAGGTCGAGGAGCTTCTGCGCGGCGCTCGCGAGTGCATGAAGTGGTCGGAAATGGCCAGCGAAGGCATGCATTGGCTTTGCCTAGCCGAGTCCAGGTTTGATGGCCTTGGTTATGACGGCCCCACCTAACCCCTCCCGCCAGAATAGGAGATACTGAGATGCAAGTACGAGCTACCGACTCTTTCGAGGTCGAGGTCACCCTGTCGGGCGCGTTTTTCCCCGGCTCTCCCGAAACCGGCCCATCCTACGCTTGCGGCGGCACGCCGGCCGAGCCCGACACCATGGAAGACGTCGAGGTCACGAGCATTGCCGGACTGCGCCGCTGCGCTGGCGGATGGACCCGCGTCGATCTGCTGGCAGGTCTGGCGTCCGAGGCCAAGCAGAAGCTGCTAGCCAACATCGCCGACTTCCTCGCCGAAAGCGCCATCGAGACGCTGCTGGCTGAAGTGTCGGAGGCCACGTGATGGGCAAGGCCATCACGCTCCCTACGATCACCGCTGAAGACGCTCAACGTCTTAGCCGCGTGTTCAACGCCAATGCCGACCTTCGGGTGACGCAGGACCATCAGATCAACGAGTTTCTCAAGGGCCTGATCGCCTACGTAAACCGCTGCCCGATGTGTCACGGCGTCGGCACGGTCAATTTCGAACAGGCCCACGGATGGGACGAACCCTGCCCGAAGTGCGCTGGCCTAGCCCCACCCCCACGGGGATGAGCCCCCTCACCTCTCAACTGTCTAGGAGACCTGAAAATGTGCAACGCGTGCGGCTTCCTTTGCTGCGGGTATGACGGCTTTTCGGGCTGCGGGTGCGATCATTGCCCTCACCCCGAATGCTGGACGGATGACATCGAGGACGAGGACGACTTTGATTACGATGCCGATCACGCCGACCAGCAGGAGGGGCCTCGCTTCGTCTGCGTCGCCATCACCCCTAAGGATTCCCACTGAAATGGCACACGTCGAGATCGAAGAACGCCAGCTTGGCGAAAACCGCTATCGGGTCATCATCCACCGCCAAGGCGAGTTGATCGACCGCACGCTCTGGGAAGCTTACGCGACCTGGGACGAGGCCCAAAAGGGCAAAGCCGAAGCCCTCGCATACCTCAAGGAGCAAGAGACCATGACGCCCCAGCAAAAGAACGATTTCCCCATCCACCCGACCCCGCCGCCGACGCTCGAAAGCGTCATCGCCCAAATCGAGGAGCGACTTCCAAACTGGACGTGGCTCGTTCGCAACGACGAGGAACACGGAGCTTTCGCCAATCTCGTCAACCGCGATGACCGCGACGCCTATTTCCCGACCTATGCCGCCGACAAGGTCGCCGCGCTCGGGATGGCCTTCAACCGTGCGGTTCAGAACATCGCGCCGCGCGAATCCATCTTCTACGCGGAGCCGAACTGATGACCCTTCCGCCCTTCGCAGTCGGCGCCGGCCGATACTTCGTCCCTGAAGAGGTCCGCGCCCTGGCCAATCAGGTCGAGAACCACGGGCGCGCTCTAGGCTCACGCCTTGGCCGTCAAGGGGCCACTGAGGCCGCAGTCAGCCAGGCCGCAGACCTTGCCCTAGAGGTCGCGGAAAAGGCCCTGACGATGCGGCGCATGTTGCTGCAGTCGATCAAGGATCAAGACGCGGCGCGGGCCGAAGATGCGGAGGCGGCGTGACCTTTCGTTGCCGCGCGCTACTGGACATCGCCCGCCAAGCGCCGCGCTGCATGGCCCTGTCGTGCCACAAGCCTAACGAGGGCGACGTCGTATCGGCCCATAGCAATCAGGGGCGGGATGGGAAAGGCATGGGGATCAAGGCCAGCGACGCCGCTATCGCCTTCCTGTGCGCCAAATGCCATGCGTTCGTAGATGTCGGCCCCGGAGACCCGATAGTCAGGTTTAACCTCTGGGAAGCCGCCCACCGTGCAACAATGCGTTGGCTTATCGAGAGCGGCCATCTCGTCGTTTGCCCTCCCGGATATATACCGCCGCCCGAGCCCGTGAAGCGAAAAGCCAAGATCCAATCGGCCAAGACCATCCCGTCACGCGGGTTTCAGAAGCCTGACACGCCCAAGCCCTGGCCCAAGCGCTCGTTCTCAAAGCGCTAGACTACAGCATCGCTTGAGGCTATCGTCCATACGTCGGGTCGCTGCCCGACACAGCCAAAAAGGAACCAACCATGAAGGCCCAGGACCAAGCGACGGTAGAGGGGAAGAGCCTCGGCGAGAAGCTGGCTGACGCGGTCTGGACCCGCCAGGCCATCCTCGTTCTAGGAATGTGGAGCATGTTGCCGGATGACGCGCGGACCGACTATGAGCGCGTCGGTCTCACCTTCGCCGCCAGCCTCTCGCACGACGAGACCGCAACGGCGACCATCGCCTCTCTACGCTCTGCCCTTACGGCTGCGGAGGAGGAGAACAAGAACTTCAGAGCGCGAGAGGCTCATTTCGCGAAAGCCCTCAAGGTGGCTGACGGTGGGCAATACCGGAACGATTGGGACGCTGCGATATCGGCCGTTGTAGCCCGCGCCACTGCTTCAGAGGCCCGCGCTGCCCGGCTGGAAGAACTGCTGAAGCCCGCTACCGGTGTGATCCCGGATCAAGCCTGGAGCGGCAATCGCGGGAACTATGGCCAGATGCAGGAGGCCGCAGCGACGCTCTCCACGCTGAGCCTTGAGGAGAAGATCGCGCGCCTGATCTGCACCCACTACAAGGACCCCCTCGTCACGCTTGAGGTTCCGCCTGACGCCTTCGATTACGAGTGGTTCTACGATTGGGCGTGGGAGCGGTCGATCATCCGTGCTCGGGCCATCCTCGCCACGGTTCACACCGCCCTCTCCATCCAACCCACAAAGCCGGAAGGGGGTGCGTGATGGGCCTGTCACCTGACATTCAACGGCTGGCGCTGGACTACCTGAATGAGCGCGCTCCCGGCTCCGGAAAGGGGACGCGGATAGAGGCATTCGAGGCCGGATACCTGAAGGCCACGGAAGCCCAGGCCGAAGCGCTGGAGTTGGCGCGGGCTCGGATTGGGGAGCTTGAGGCGGGGCTGCAAAAGATGCGCGACATCCTGCGCTCGCTGCAGCCCGCCATGAATGTGATGGCTCGGGAGGTGATGGACGACATCATCCGGGAACAGATCGACGCCCTCCTCTCCCCAGTTCAGACCAAGGAATAGGCCATGAGCTTCCCAAACCTTGCGCGACATGACCCGTCGCCAGAAGAAATCGAAGCGGTCACGGCGATCTGCAAGGCCGAATTAGAGGCCGCAGGAATCAAACCCCACGTCTTCGGCGGTCTGTATGGCACAAGCGAAGTTCCCTCGAAGTGCATGGGCGGTCTATCCATGTGGTCGTTTGAACGCGCTTGGTACTACTGGCGCGCTAAGGGGCCGGGCATTCCGCCAGACGTCGCCGAACGGCTACACGCCACCCATGGAAAAGTCGTCCGTGTCGATGGGCATTGCGGGTGTCCGTCACCCCTCGAATGGGCTCACGGCTTCGCGATCGGCTCCTATCACATCGACACGCCCGAAGGCCTGACGGCCCTAGCGGCGACCCTTCGATCAATCTGGGTCAACCCCGACGAGGTCGCCGGCCGCGCCCTTCTTCAGTCGGAGGAGTGAGGCGTGGCCCGACATACGCCAGACATTCTTGAAATCGCAGAAGCCTGGGACCGGCTTCGTGGAGCAATTGAGCGCGTCGAGACCGCCCAGCCGGTCCAGATGACGCCCGCAATCATCGCGCTCCGGGAGCAGCGAGTCGTCTTTGAAGACCTGATCATGGGTCGCCCACCCCTTCACGGAAAGCCCTAGAGCCATGACCGACAACAACCAGGGTGTTCAGCCCAAGGCCGCGAGCGTGGAAATGTCCGCGTCATCAGCGGAAATGCTGGCGAAGGCGATCCTCAAGGACGCCAACCGCGTTCACGCCATCGAAGACGTGTTCGCCGAGGTCCAAGCGATCTGCAACCGCCACCGCAACACCGAGTGCGCCAAGGAAATCAGCGCGCTCCTCACTCGGAAGGTTTGGTAGATGACCACCCCCACCACCCCGGCCTCAACGGGAGAGGCGAAGGGCGCGAGCCCACGGGAAGTACGCGAGCCGATCACGCACGATCTGAAGACCTGGCCTGAGTATTTTCAGGCTGTGAAGCGCGGCGACAAGCGGTTCGAGATCCGCAAGAACGACCGAGATTTCCGCGTCGGCGACACGCTGCGCCTGTTGGAGTACAGCCCTCATGGCGAGGTCTACAGCGGCGACGAGGTCAGCCGCTTGGTCTCGTTCATCTTGGACGATGGCCCGTTCGCTATTCCCGGCTGCGTCGTCATGAGCTTGGCCAAGCCGGTTAAGGCCGCGAACCCTGAGGGGGAAGACGAGCCGCGAGACGATGAGCGCGAGACCGCCTGGAGTGACTTCGAAGGCGATCACCTGACCGACGGGAGCGGCTACGCTGCTGCCGACGTCTACCGCCGTTGTCGGGCCGCTTTCGACGCATCATGGCCCCAGGGCCGGGAGGCTGCGATGCGCGCCTCGTCGCTCGCCCTCGCTAACGCGATCAACACCCCTCCCGCCCCCTCCAAGGCCGAGAAGTTTGCAAGCCATGCAAAGAACTCCGAGGCCCCAGCTATTGGGGATGGGTGGAAGCCGACGCACCGTCATAAGGTGCGCGGGACGTCCTATGAGATTGTAGGGACCGCCGTGGTTCAGATCGCCTCCGATGTGGTCCTTGAGGACGAAGAAGAGGTGATCGTTTATCGCGGCGAGGATGGCCGCATGTGGGCGCGGCCAGAGCCTGAGTTCTATGATGGCCGGTTCGAACCCCTCGCCGCCGCGCCTACCCCCGATAGCCAGGGGGAAGGGCGATGAGCAAGCCAACCCCAGAGGAGTTCTTTGGCGAAAAGGCAGCGCGTGCATGGCGCACAGTCATTAACGCAGCCCAGATCTTCGCTAGCGCTACCGACTGCCTGCCGGGCGATGATGTTTTCGCTTGGCACCTCGTCAAGTCGGAGGAGTACTGGAAGGCTTGTGAGGATGCTCGAAAGAAAGAGACCGAGCCCTAAGAAATAACCACACATGAAAAGGCCGCTGGCGATTTGCTCAGCGGCCTTTTTTGTGGGCGATAGGTTGGTTAGAATGCCTCTGGAATATCGGCCGGCGCGGTCTTGGTCAGGATCGCCCGTCCCTCGCTGTCTAGGATTCCCTGCGCGATCAGATCCGCTTTCGTTGGCCGCTCGCGCTTGGGAGGCGGCAACTTCTCGATGGCCTCGACAGCTTTACGAAAGCGCCAGGCTGCGGTTGCGATTTCGGTTAGCGATGGCTTGGCCAGCGCGTGCAACTGGTCTGGACGCGGAAAGATGAACCGCGCGCTCTCGGGTGACTTCTTCATCCCTTCGCCAGCGTTCCAACGCTCCACGGCATCCTCAAAGCAGGCGACGGGAAGGTGCATCAACTCGGCCACGTAGGGCCGCAGCAGGCCGGTTAGGGTGTCTGGGTCCATATCGGGCAGTCCGTACCCTGGAGCCATTGCAGCAAGCCGCTCTAGCAGCCTCTCCGCACCAATCGGGCCGGTCATGGCCTGGAACCGCTCGCGCACGTCCCTGACCTCTTCCCGAAGCTTTGGGTTCCAAGCCACAGAGTTTGCGGCGCCGGATGCAGCAGGCGACTCGGTCAGGTATCGCCAAAGAGCCGCGCTACACAGGTCGCGGGGGTGCTTGGCGTTGATCTGGCCACCGATCAGGGGGAGTTCGGTCATTGTGCTCGGCTCTCACGCTGAATGCGTATCTTGGCGCATCGCTCGCAGAATGTCCCAAGCACGCCGTTGCGCTCGTCCATCAACTCGCCAGCGCCGGGCTTTGAGCACCCCAGCGTGTTGCATTGGCCAAACCTTCGAAACCACTTGGCCGTCATGCCTCACCGCCAGCCGCTCGGAATGGGTGGATGATGCGGTCTTTGGCAAGGGCCGCGATCCGGTCGGCCAGCAGATGGAAGGTGTTGAAGCCGTCCGTTCCGGGCTGGTAGCAGCGGGCGTACCGCACGGCTTCCGCGACAACATCGGCGGCGAACGCCTCGATAGCCGCATTCACCAGCCCATCGCGCTGGGCGACTAGCTCGGTGTTGCGGGCGTCAGTGCGGGAGAGCCATTCATCGGCCTTGGCGCGGCTTTCTTTAACGGCGAGATCCGCGTCCGAAAGGTTTCCGCGATGGAACATGTCGGCTTCCGCCTGACGGAACTTGTCGGGGTTTTCCAGCCAGTGGGCCGCGCGGTCGAGACGCTCCTGCCGGACGCGCCAAGCCTTCGGATCGATAATCCGCGCAAGCTCTTCACGCTCAGCCAGAACCTTTGGCGCTTTGGTGTCTACGGTGGGGGAGGTCACGACTGCGCCTCCGACTGGAGCGACGCGATGTCGGCGCGATCCTTGCGGGCTTCCGCCTTCAGGTCGTGGAAGGCCTCGACCGCATCCATGTCCAACAGATCGATTTCCGACAGATGGTCGGGATAAGAGCCGTCGTCGTCAGGGAAGAAGAAGTCGATCGGCTTGCCGTGGAAGGTCGCCTTCTTGCACCAGCCATGGTCCGTGCCCTGCACGATGCCAAGGCTCGCCAAAGCGCCGAAGAGGCCCTTCACGTCGATCTCATCCCAATCGCGGATGCGATAGAACAGGAGATCGGCGTCTTTCCGCAGGCCAGGCTTGTAGAGGAGGCCGCCAGTCAGGGCGACATGGCATCCATAGGCCGGGCAAACGGCCTCGATGGCGATGGCCAGTTCGATGGCCTCGGCTTGCGTCCAGACACTCATCACGCCACCCGCTTCACAGAGACGGCCGAGGCCTTGAAAGCCTCAACCTTGCAAGCATCATTGGTCATCTTCGATTTCCTCTCGGCTAGGGTCGGCGAACCCGGTTTGGCTACAGTAGTGCTATCCGGGGCGGTTGGCAATCAAAAGGCTTCGGGGGTTTCGGGCGCGGGTCCACCACGGCGCATGTCGGCAGCCTTGGCTCTCAGCGCCTTGGCCTCGCCCATCATGGCTGCGTATTTGGGCGCGTCCGAGCGCTTGAACTGGAAGGCCTCGCGCTCCTTTTCGACAGCTTGGAATAACAGTTCTCGGGCGTCTTCTTGGCGCTCCTGATCCGGCGTCTTCGGCTTCCAGGCCAGCAATCCAGCGATGATGACCTGACGCGGTGCGACCAGCTTATCGGCTTCGGCGACAAGTTCGGCCAAGGTCGGAAACCACGCCGTGCAGCCCTTGGTGCGCGTCATGAACGCCCCGAGCGCCGCCTTTGCAACATCAGCGGGGTATCGAGCCATAGCGTTGACGTACAGAGCTAGTCGCGCCTCTTCGTCAGTTTCGGCCTTTGCTGCGCCAGCAGTCGCCAAGCGCAAGGCGTAGAACCAATCTTCCACTTGGCTTTGCGTAGCGGGCAACATCGCACCTTGGAAGCGCTCAGCCGCCGCCATGGCCTGTTCGACCGATGCGACCTGAACCCCGCATGTGACAGCCACGCGGTATGCCGGGCCATCCTCGGGAAAGCGGTTCTCACTCACCACGCTCAGCACGGCGCCGAATGATGATGCCACCGATGTCAACAGGGCCGCGTCCACCTGATCTGGGGTACGCGCCACCAGCCATCCGCGTTGGTCCGCTTCCGTCGTCTTGGTAAGTTCCGTTCCCATTGGGTCTCCGTTCGTAAGCGCCTTCGACCAATTTGGTGAAGGACTTGGGTTGCAGCATGAAATCCAGCGTTGCGATGAAATCGTTTCCGGTTTTGCCTTGGCAGAACGGGCTTGTTCGCAGCCGGTTAAGAGCCTCCGTCCAGCCGTCTAGACCCACTTCGGCAAGCCTTCGCTTCAGCGCCTTCCGCCTCGGTTCGGTCAAGGATCTGGCCACAGGAAGCCCCAGCTCAGCCGCCACGGCGTTGTAGCCATCGAACGCAATCACCGCGTCGGTTTGCTTGGCGACAGGGCGCAACGGGATGACCGCTAACGCCGTCCCAGGTCCGTCACCGAACATGTCACCGCCGCAACTGTTATCCGAACGTAGTGAGGGATTATCTTCTCCAGTTAGTTCTGAGTTAGAAGTTATATCTCTTACGCGTGCGCGAGGGGCGTTACGTTCCGTTACGCTTTTCGTTACGGTTGTGACGTTTTCCGTTACGCCTTGGTCATTTTCCGGCGTTACGGTTTCGTTACGCTCGCGTGACGCTTTGTTACGCTCGCGATAACGCTTTTGCCGCTCAGCAGCGGACGATTTCGGGGAAGATTGAACGCCGTTCACCTCATGGGCGCGCACCGCCGCCACGATCATTTCGCGCGTAGCTCCAGCCTCGAACAGGGCTTCAACGATAGCGGCGAGGCTCATCTGAACTCGTCCAGGAATGACGTTTGAACGGGTTTGGACACGGGCTCGGCGAACAGGCGTGGCTGCTTGTAGGCTTCCTCGATGCGACGACAGGCGATGTCGAAGTATGTCGGGTCGCGCTCAATGCCGATGAATGCGCGGCCCAGATTGACGCACGCAACGCCGGTGGTTCCTGAGCCCATGAACGGGTCAAGCACGGTGGCCGATTTTACAAAACTCAGCGTCCAAGCCATCACCGAAACGGGCTTCTGCGTGGGGTGTTCGTTACCGTCTCGGCGCGGTAGTCGCTTCGTGCGCGCCGCAAATCCCAGGTTCGTCCAGCACAATTCCATGTCTGCGAGGGAGAAGCCCGTGTCAGCTTCGGGCTTGACCCAGGCCAGCCAAGCGGAAGACGCCGGAAGAAGGTCGGCGAAATAATTACCACCCCAGATCGCGACTTCGCGGGACCGTAACAGGGTCGCAAACAGGCTTTCTGGGGGGCGACCATCATCCCAATCAGCGGGGGCCCAAGCATCATTGTCACGAATTGACGAATGCGCGCCTTTTTTAGCTGCGGCAATCCCATACGGAGGATCGGTCACAACCGCATCGACGCGCTCAAGCGTCGGCAGGATGTCGCGACAGTCGCCGAGGTACAGCGTGGCGTCGCATATCACTTCGGTTCGGGTCATTCAGAGCGCCCTTGCAACAAAGAGGGCGCACCGGTATTTATCCGGTCGATCACGTCAGGCTCTCCTAGCAGCCGGTGGTTATGGGCGGCGGCTGTTGGTAGCAGCGCCGCCCGCCCTTCATAAGCCTTCCGTCATAATCCGGTCAATGGACAGACGCCGGGCAATCCGCTATCTCAATGGTCAAGGCCGCTTCAGTCCGGTGGTGTTCTCGTCGGGGGCTTAGTCCCTCGCCTTGGCTGGCACCATTCGTTGACGCTGCGGCCCAGGCCTGGGAGGGCGGCGATCCTCCCAGGCCGCCGATCTCATCCGAACTTGTGAGCCTCGTTTCCCACGACCGTCCAGCCTGGCCGCTGCTGGCGTCCGAAAAGCTCCAGATACGGGCCATCGAAAAGCTTCTCACACATGACGTGCATGTCGTCGGGCTTGCGCGAGTGCTCCCGAATCGGTGCGACGATCAGGTTGCGAACCGACTTCGACTTGAGGCGCGGAGATCCACGCATCCCGACGACGTAGAACTCGGCCGCCGACCGGAAGATATACCCGGTCCCAAAGGCCCACTTCCTCCCCGTGCTGGATTGCTTGGCCCACGAACCCGCCGTCTTGTAGGCAAACCCCCATGCCCCAAGCATGTCGATGGCCTCGGGCAGCAACGGCGCCGTCGCCCACATGACGCAGACGCAATCGGCCGCGCCCGTGAACGACATGTCCATGGCCTTCAGCTCGTCCAGGCTCATGGTCGGGTATGGGTCATCGGCCTGCGTTGGGACCGCTGAAACCCCGTCGCGCGTGATGAAGCGCCATGGAGGGTCAGCCAGTACCAGGCCGAACTGGCCAATGGGTGGGGTCATGGCTTGTAGGACCGGCAATCGATCCGATCATCCGCCCACCGCCAGGTTAAGCACCCCAGGCAATATCGAACGCCGCTTTCAATCGCCGGCCCGAGGTTGCGACAATCGCCGCACTTCGGTAGCGGCCTGTCGAATAGGTCGAGCTGAACGCTCACGACAGCGCCCTTTCCAAAATCGGCCGAATGTCCTCAATCGCGAACACCTCGCCGCGTTGGTTCGCCGCGCGCTTGGCCTCGCGGATCTGGTCAAGGATGCTCGGGACAAGGGCCAGAGGTCGGCGCTTGGCGGCTTTCAGTTCGTTGGCCAGGATGCGCGCCCCGGCCTTCTCGGCCTCAAGGTCGCTCATGGATTTGGCCAGCGCTCGGGCTAGGATCAGTACGGCCTCGTTAAGCCGTGAGCCGCCGTGTTCGTGGCGGAAATCCACGATGTTCTTAACGTCGACCGCGTCTAGTTCGTGGCCATCCACGATGGCGCCTAGAACCGTTTCGGCGATGAGTTGCGGGCCGCGCATGGGCGGGAGTGGCTGCGGCCCAATTCGTATGGCCATGTTCTGAATCCTCTCGGCTATCAGGCGCGGCGACGCCCTACAGTGGTGTTTAAACCGTGCCGCTAGGAACGTAAAGCCCCGACCGCCGAGAATAGCTTGCGGTCCCATGCGGCCGATAGATGCGGGTTCCATGTGCGAACGCCGATGAGCCAGCCGGAAGCGGCGTCAGCTCGGTCAAGACGTCCAGGGCCACGGCCAATATCGATCCCGATCTTTTCGATTTGGTCCGCTACTTCTTTCTTTTCGGCGGTGTGGTTGCGGGTTGATTCCTTCTTCACCGCCTGGACGGTTTCCTCCCAGAACGGGATTTGCCGCTGCGCGCACCATGTGGCCAGCGTGAACCCGAGGCCGTAGATGCGGCGCAAGTCGTCTAGGGTGTCGGTGCGTCGATTGCCGTTCTTGCCCCTGACGTTGACGAGTAGGAGGGGCTTTTCGTTGCCCGCGACCGTGAACCCGAAGCGAGCGTGCAAGAGGTTCAGGTGTTCTAGGAACTGAAGGCCCAAGCCTCCAAGGTCGTCGCCGTGGTCGTCAAACTCAATGACGCCAGTGGTCGGCGTGGAATCACCCACACCGACACACCAACCCGCCCGCCCTGGCGCAAGGTCAAAGAAGGCGATCTTTTCCACTAGACGGCTTCGGCCGGCGCTTCATCGGGCTTGCGGCCCGCTTGTTGCGCCAGTTCGTCAGGCGTCGCCTCGGTGAACTCAGCCTTGGCGGGCTCGGCCTTGGGGACGGCGGCGGGCTTGGGCATCGGGGACTTGCCCTTGGCCTCCGACAGCGCCCACGCATTGCGCGCCTGGCCGTTGTGATAGCCCTTCATCCAAGCGCTGTGGAAGTTCGAGGGGCACTCCTTGGGCGGCTTAGGCTCATCGCCAGCGACGCCCGCGCGATAGCCGTCCGCCTCATGATCCAGTTCGTCCTTAGCGGTGTCCGCAAGGCGGCCATCGAGTTCCTGCTGTTCGTCGCTGAGCCCGACCGGAAGGCCGACGTACTTGCGGAAGCGGACGCGGCGGGCTTCCTTCTCAGCGAGGTTCTTGCGTTGGCCCGTGACCTTGCTGTCAGTCAAGATCTCGTTCAGCTCCTCGCGTTTAAACCCGGCGCTGTCGGCCAGATTGAAGACCGTCCGAACTTCGGTCTTGGCCTCGTCGTACTTGGCCTTGATCTCGTCGGCGATCTTTTGCTTTGCACGGATGCGCGACAGGAACGACAGAAGTTGCGCCTCTTCCGCAGCCTCGGCCGCCTTGCGCTTTTCTTCCGGCGTCATGTTGTCCACGACGGTCAGGGCGCGACCATCCCCACCAGTACCCCCGCGCGAAAGGGCTTGTGCGCGCGCCTTCGCGGCCTTCGCGGATTGCGGCTCTCGGGCCATGTTCTCTCCGATTTTCGATGTGTGACGGAATGTCGTTGGCGAAACGCTCGGCGATTGAGCGCGGCCCCACTTTCCACCGAAAACCAAATCGCCGCAACTACGCTGACGATTTCCGCTTGACCGTAGCGCGGACCCAGCGCATTACAGTGTTGCTTGCCTCGCCGGGTGAGCCAGCCAAACGGAGACCTCATGACCGATCTTCAAATCGCTATTCTCCTCGCAGCCGTTGCCGCTTGGCAATTAATCATGGCCAGCATTTTGGACACCAACAACGGCATCAGCGCACTTTCTTTCAAAGTGGTCCCGATATTGTTCTCCATCGCTCTACTTGCAGCGGCGGGTTTCCTCATCTGGGGTCGTTGATATGCCGCGCTATCTCGCCCTCCTCGGCCTCGCCATGTTCGCCGCCGTGCTGTTGAACATTCCGGCGTAAAGCTTCCCTTTCAACCCACCGTCAAGGACCAAGGACCATGAACTATTCCACCGCCCTCTTTCTCGTTCGCAGCGACGTGCGCGCCGTGGCCATCAGTTACGAAGTGGACGCCGAGGGTAAGGGCAAGCGCCCGTTCACCCACTTCAAGACCATGGACCCGGCTATCAAGGTCGGCCAGTACGTGGTCATCCCCACCGGAACGCGGCATGACATGACCGTGGTTCGCGTCGAGGAGGTTGATGTTGAAATCGATCTGGACTCGCCGGTTCAAGTGGGCTGGATCGTCGGCCCGGTGGATGTGGCGCCGTATGAGGCCATCATCGCCGCCGAGAACAACGCCATCGCTGCGATTAAGTCGGCCGAGACGCGTCGCAAGAAAGAAGAGCTTGCCGCAAAGCTCGTCGCAGACAATCCTGACCTTCAACGCCTTAAGGAGTTCGGCGCGCCGTCCGCGCTGCCATCGCCCCCCGAGGCCTAAGGGTCATTCAGTTTCAACCGTGACCTCTTGCCCTCGATCCAGAGGAGCGGTTGTTCGTTCGGCGACATTCGTCGCCGAACCTTCACAGAGTAAACTCTGCGAAGCGGGTGAAAGGGAGGGGGCAGTGGATCTGCAAGGGCGAATGCTCCCTCCCTCTAATCCCCTAAGGATTTTCCCACATGGCAAGCTGTGTGAAGTGCGGTCGCTACCGCATCCGTAAGAACCTGCGAGGCATCTTCGGTTGCCCGCGTTGCGGCCCTCGGCATAGCGATCTTGTTCGCGTCCAGGCCGAAGAGCAATCGAGAGAGCGCCTGACATGCGAATCGTAAGCTATGTTGCCGATGAGCGAGAGGCGCCCGCAAACGCCCAAGCCGTCGCCTATATCCACCTCGGTAAGGACGGCTGGCTTCCTGTCGTCTTTCGCGCCCCGACCGAGGACGAGGCCCGCGCTAGGGCTCAGACCCATTGGGACGAAGAACTCGCCAAAGCCGCCGCCAAGATCGCCAACCGCGAGGCCATGAGCGAGCGCCGACGCAAACCCAAGGCCGACGACGCGGCCGAAGCTGAGATTGAGGAAGCCTTCTGATGACCAAGTTTCTGGCCTTTATCGCCCTGATGATTGTGGGCATTCCCACAACCCTTCTTAGCGGCCTTGTCTTCTCCGACCTCTGGCGATGGTTCGTGGTTCCGATCTTCCATGTTCCGGCCCTGACCTATTTGCAGGCCGTTGGCGTGATGTACGTGACGAGCTACTGCGTTCGCCGCCTCAAGACATCGACCGAACGCGACGAGGATCAAAGCATCCTCGCTTACATGGGCTCCGTGATGATCGGTGGGGTTTTAACTAACCTGCTGTTCTGGAGCTTCGGCGCTGCTTGGCATCAGTTCATCTAACGACCCGCCGCCCTGGCTGTTGGTCCGCTGACAGCCAGCACCGCGTGCCGTTACGCGAGCAAACGAGGAACACCCATGACCGATGAAACCAAGCCCAAGGCCCGTAGGGGGTTCGCAGCAATGAGTGACGAACTGCGCCGCGAGATTGCGGCCCGTGGCGGCGCTGCTGTCCCGAAGGAAAAGCGCTCGTTCTCGCGCGACGCCGCTCTCGCCGCGTCTGCTGGCGCAAAGGGCGGATCGTCCTCGCGCGGCGGCGGGCGCCCTCCCGCTGCGAAAGACGGCTTGTAGGCCCTACACCACAGGTCTACAGTCTCGTTATGCGGAGGCCTCACGGTCTCCGCTTCGCCCTCGCCAGCGAACACAGCCAAGGAACTGAAATGCTACTCAAGCCCGAAAAGTGGGACGGGAAACCGATTGATCGGCCTTGCTGGATCGTCGGAATGCCGTTGGAGGACTATCACCGGCATGACATCTGCGTGGGTCCGTCCGCGTCTTCCACGACCCTAAAGACCATCTTCAACAAGGGCGCAAAGCACTTCTTCCGGTTCTGGGCAGGAAATCCGAACCGGGTCGTCAAGGACCCGACCAAGGCAATGCTTTTCGGGTCCGCATCCCACGCCGCCGTTCTCGAAATGCACGACTTCCGCGCTAAGTTCGTCGTCCAACCCGCGACATATCCCGACGACAAGACGGGCGAGCCCAAGCCTTGGCATGGCGGGGCCAAGTACTGCAAAAAATGGGCAGAGGAAAACGCCGGGAAGATCATTATCAGCTCGGATGATCTGACCTCCATTCGCGGCATGGCGCGTGAGCTTTCGGCTCACCCCATGGTCAAAGAAGGCATCCTGAACGGGTTCGTGGAAACGTCCTTGTTCTGGCAGGACGAGAAAACCGGGATTTGGCTCAAGGTCCGCCCCGACGTAATCCCGACCAGCAGCCTTGATATATCCGACTTCAAGAGCACGGCGGCGATTGATGACGACGGCCTGGCCAAAGCGGTCGGCGATCTCGGAATGAACCAACAGGGCGCCCTTGTCGGAGACGGCGTTCTTGCCGTGATCGGCGAGCCCATGAACTCGTTCACGCTAGTCTTCAGTCAAACCGAAGAGCCCCACGAAGCCCGCGTTCACTCGCTGATCGGCGAAGACCTTGAACTAGGACAGCGTCAAAATCGCGTCGCCTTGGATACCTTCGACCGATGCCTGAAAACGGGTGTGTGGCCCGGCATCGGCGGGGAGCAACGCGACGCCCAGCACATCACAATCCTCCCCTGGAAGCGCAAGAAGATCGAAGAGCGCATCAAAATTATGGAAGCGGAACTCAGCCAATGACCGAACAAGCCGAAAGCACTCAGATCGCCACCACTACTCAGCAGCCACGCAACGAGCTGCGGCTGTCGGGGCCGCGCCTTCCGTATCACCCGCTCATTGAGGAGCGGTTCGGCATCGACCGTGGAACTTGGAAGTTCCTGACTGATGTTCTCTACCCGTCCGCCGAAGAGCCCGAGACGATCATCAACGTTCTGGCCTACTGCAAGGCGCGGAAGCTGGACGTTCTCAAGAAGCCCGTTCACGTCGTCCCTGTCTATGACAAGAAGCGCTCGCGGATGGTGGACTCGGTCTGGCCCTCCATCGCTGAAGTTCGTATCACGGCCATGCGAACGGGCCACTACGCGGGCAAGGACGAGACCGCTTTCGGCCCCGACAAGACCGAAAACCTGGGGGGCGTCGATGTGACATATCCCGAGTGGGCGCAAGTCACGGTCTATCGTTTCGTCGCGGGCGTGGCGTGCGCCTTTGTCGGCGAGAAGGTCCGGTGGAAGGAATACTACGCCAAGGCCAAGCGTGACACGCTGGCGCCTAACGACATGTGGAAGACCAAGACCTATTCTCAACTCGCCAAGTGCGCCGAGGCCAACGCCCTGCGCTGCGCCTTCCCCGAAGAAGACGGCGGCCCGACAGCCGAGGAAATGAGCGGCCAGGAAGTCGAGGGCCTGACGACCGTTCAGCATGAACTCGGCACCAGCGTTCTCACCCGACTCCAACAACAACCCGTTAAGCCCACCGAGGGCTTCAACGCCGCTGCCTTGGAGGCGCTCGGATCTGACGAACAACAGGTGGAAGCCGAAACGCCCCACGATCCCGAAACGGGGGAGATCCCAGACGCCGTTATTGAGGAACCGGAGCCCGCCAAGGTCTTCCCACCCAAGGCTCGCGACGAGATCAACGGCCCAGCCCCGGCCGGCGTGATCTATATGCTTGCTGGCGATCCCGTGAGCGACGCGGGCCGCGTGCCAACCTACAAGGACGGCGAGAAGCATTCGAACGCCGGTGAGAAGGGCGCGGCGCAACTGGCGCGCTACACGATGCACCCGACGAAGCCGGGCGATGTCGTGGACCACGCGGACGATGCTGCCGCCGAGATCGCCGACGAGTTTCCCGGCGACAAGCCCGCGCCTTCAACGGCAACGGTCGCCGAGGCAATGGCAGGCCTCGCCGATGATGAAGACGGCGAATGGCATCCCCTGGAGCAATGCCCCGGCCCCGCTCCTCGCGGGGTCGAATACACCCTGGCCGGCGAGGAGATCGGCTCCGACGACTGCGCCCAATCCTATATCGACGGCGAGCCCTTCCAGCGGGTGAACTTTGACGAGTTCGCCAAGCTTCCTGAGTACGAAGCCCACCCCGAGCCGCTGGCCGAAGAGGTCGAAGAAGACCTCCCCGAGTGGCAAGCCGCCATCTTGGCCGATCTGCGCACGGCTACGGAGTTCGGGACCATCCAGCAAAAGCTGCCCGGCATCTACAACGGCGACGACTTCAAAAAGCTGGATTACGACGACAAGGCCGCTTTCCGGCGCGCCGTGTACGCCGTCGCCGTGGGCCTGAAGTCGCCGCCTTCTCACACCGACTCGCCATCGTTCTTCCGGCTCTGGGCCGACACGCAAGCCGCTGGTGCGGAAGGCTCCAAGGCCGTCAACTCGGCGTTCCTGAAGCTCAAGGGCTCGCTGACCTTTGGCCGTATGCCCGCCGCCAGCCAGGAAAGCCTAACGCAGACGGTCGCCCTGATCGTCAAGCGTTTGGCGGAAGGTTAAGCCATGACTACGCTTCGGGTTATCGATTTCGAAACTACTGGAATGGAGCCAAGCGAGGGCGCGGAGGTGGTCGAGTATGGATACTGCGACCTCACAAAACTCGCTGATGGAACGTGGAGTGTGGGGGAGCCATCCTCTGCGCTCTACGGAGTCAAGGCGATCAGCGCCACCGTTCGCGCGGTTCATCACATCACCATGGATGAGGTCGCGGGCCTCCCACCCTTCGACCAGATTGCTTTGCATGAAGGGGCGGACCATTGCGGTGCTCTGGTTGCGCATAACTTCGATTTCGAGGCGCGCTTTCTGGGTGAGGTGTTTCTTCCCGCCATCTGCACCCTCAAATCCGCTTACCGGGTTTGGCCTGAAGCGGAGGGCCACTCCAATAGCGTCCTGCGCTACTGGCTAGAGGATCAGGGCAAGCTTTCACTTCGCCATGATCTGGCCATGCCTCCGCACCGCGCCGGGCCTGATGCTTATGTCACAGCCCACATTCTCAAGGCCCTGTTCGAAACCGGAGCCACCGGCAAGGAAATGATCGCCTGGACCAAGGAGCCACGCCTTTTGCCGACTTGTCCAATCGGCAAGTTCAGGGGCAAGCCATGGGCCGAGGTAGAGGGTGGATTCCTTAACTGGATGTTGGCTCAGCCATCAATGGAAGAGGATCTGAAGTGGAACGCTAGGCGCGAGATTGACCGCCGCCTAGCGCCGGAAGCGTTTTAGGAGAGCGCCCGATGGACGCCGCCATAGCCTGCCTACGGCGCGAACTTCGGGCGCTTCAAACCATTCTTAGCGACAATCGCGAAGAGATCGCAGCTGTTAAGAATGGCCACCGCATCGACATGTTTCGCGACACTGCCACGCTGCACGCAGAGATGGACGAGATTTCTCAGGCGATAGAACTTCTACAGAGCCGCGACTAGACGGCGCACTTAGGGAGGCAAGACATGTTTCGACCGGGCCGCGTCCCAGGACGCACCGAAGTTCGTCGGCGGCTCTTTCTCGCCGTGCTCATCAACTGCGGTCTGTGGACGTGGATCGTCCTGACCATTCGGAGTTTCTTCGCGTGAACTACGGAATGGAAGTCGTGCGCCGATGCACAATCAACGGGGTAACGCGCTGGTCTCACGTAGCCGCTCAGCTCGGGCTGTCTGTTGAGACCGCCAAAGCCCTTCACGGTCCCGTTAAGCCCGCTGATGAGGACGCGGAGCCTGAGCGGCCCCCGGTGAAGCGGAGATGAGCGCGACCTATTCGGAAGCCGAATGGAAGGCTTGGGGCCGCGCTGCCGGGGAGGAAGTGGCGCGGTACGTCCGCAGCGGGCAAATGAAGCTGGTTTCCATGTCCGACGTGCGAAAGGCCGTCAAGGAAGCCGCAGAAGCTCCCGTGAAGGCCATCAAAGCCCCCGAGGCTCACATAGACGAGCGCCAACTGTCAGGGTACCAGCAGCAGGTTATCGCGGGCGTGGGGCTTGGCCTGTCAGACACGGTCATGGCCCGAAACCTCAAACTGAGCCCGCCCGCCGTAAAGCGGATGCGCGGCAGGTTGAAGCGGATGGGCTTTCTTTGATGCGACGGCCGGCGCTATCCGGCCTGGAAAAAACTGACATGCACTTTGAGTTCGACTTTCAAGCAGCCCTGAACCTCATGTTCTTTGTCGCGCTTCTCTGGCTGATTTTCGGCAACAATGACGATGATGATGCAGAAACCGAGGAGCCCTATTTCGCATCCAAGTCCACCACGGCCAGTGGCTTTTCCTCGCAGATCACCGCGAGCGGCCCCGACGCCGACGAGGTAGCGGCATTGATCGACAGGCTTACGGAGGAGGTGCCTAAGGAATAGCGCATAGACCCCACATACCGCTGAGAGAAAGGCCCCGAACGCTTCACGCGCCGGGGCCTTTGCTTTGTGCGCTCACCTGTTGGGAGCGGTCAGGGCGCGGGTTGCGGCGTCCTGATGTTGGCATCGAAGTTAGCGGCCTGCTCACTCACCCAAGAGCGGCAGGCTAACGCGGCTTCTCGCCATTCGTAGGCGGCCCCGTAGTTGCGGACGATGGTTTCGCCAAAGGTACTAGCTGCAACGCCGGAAGGGGCGTCTGGAAGGAAGCCGGGGGGCGGGGAAACTTCGGGCAGGCCAGAAGCGGCTTGGTCGTGCAGCCGGATAAGACCGCGAGGCAGATCAAGGCGGCTATCGATTTCTGCGGGCACATAGACCGGAATCCTTTCGACTAGGGTTTTAGTGACGGTGCGGATTTCCACGATGCGTTCGGCGGTCTTCGCATCGGCCTTGGCGGTGATGACTTCGGCGCCCTTCTCCACCTTGCGGACGGTCTTCATGGCGGCGGCGACACGTTTAGCCTCGTCCGCCTTCTGCCGATCTACACCGGCCGAAACCCCGCCTTGGTAGATCAGGGTTGCGATGATGATCAAACCGACGATCCCGACCGTCCAGCGGCCGAGGGGCGACTTGAAGAAGGCGAGGGCGGCGGCGATCATCACGCCACCTTCCGTGCAAGCCAGGCGGTGAAGTCGCCGACCGTTTTTCCAGGGCCGATAATGGAGGGGTTGGCCGCGCGCTGGTCGGGTGACGTCACCTGTTCAATGGGAGTGTTGGACGGCTGACCCAGAACGCGAATAGCGGTTCCGACGCCGAGGAAGTGGGCGGCATATAGGCTGGCGTCCGTGACCTTTACCCCAGCCCTTGCGAGCGCGTCGGCGTTCTTCTGAGTGAAGGTGCGGGCGCGGGCGGTTTGTTCGTCTGTGGACGGTCGCAATCCACCAAAGGCTTGCGTCATATCCTGGCCCCAAGACCCACCCTCACCAAGCCATGTGGCGCGGATGAACTGGTAAAGGCCCGAAGCGCTGGACGTCGAGGCTTTGACGTATGGGCGCGTCCCGCTTTCGATCTTCGCCAGCTTCACGAAGTAGTCGGCTGGGATGGCGGACGATCCGTCAAAGCCATCTTGAGCGGCCAGGGCGGCGTCTAAGGCGCGCTCCGAGGCAGGCCCCCACACACCGTCTTGAGGCGTGCCGATTAGGCGCTGAACCTTCTTGATGTCAGGGGTCATTTCTGCGGCTCCGTTTTGATGGTCGTTGTCGAGGCCGGATCTTCAGTCTGGACCGTCGTTGTCGAGGCCCCGGCCGATTGCCCCCGGCGCGGATCAATGGCCGCAAGACAGCCGCCCGCGACAAGCGAGATGATGGTGGCATCGACCCCCGATTTAGCGAAGGCCATAGCGGCTACAATGGTGGCATAGGGCGCGAGTAAGGCGATGGTCGCGCGAATGTCGGTAGGTGTCATGTCTCGCCCCTGCGTTCAGGGCGACAATCTACCGAGCGGGCGGCTAGGTCAAATCTAGAGCCGCATGTCATTGCGGTCGTGCAGCCGTGCCGCGCTCTGGGAAACCTGATCACGCTGGCGCCGGTCGCCGATGGCTTCCCAGATGATCGGCATGAAGAAGCGCCGCACGCAGATCACGGCGAGGAAGCCGCGCGAGAGGTTGAATGACCATCCGTCAAACGGGGTGTGGTCGATAAACAAGGCGGGCGTGGTCATGAGCATGGACCCCGCAAGGCCGCACAGGGTGAGGCGGTCGAACCAATCCAACCGGTCTTGAAAGCGGATCGAGGCGGCCACCAGCGACACGAAAACGACGGCCCCAAGGCACACATTGATGAGCGCGGAAATCATTTGGCCTCTCCTTTGACGCCCGACCCTAACGCTTCAATGAACTGCCGCGCCTTTCGTATGACCAAAGGAAGGCATGAGTTGGAAACCGTCGCCAAAAGGTAATAGAAACCCACGGCCTCGGGTGACGCGATAGACGCGGATGGAAAGAACCTCGACAAAAGCAACGGACCCAGGAAGATCGACGCCGAGACGCCTACGAAGAAGGCCGACATCTTGTCACGCAGGGACAGCCGCTTGTCCACTAACGCGCCCGTCACGCTTCCGGCTGTCGCGGCCAGAACGATATAAAGCCGCCGAAGCCAAATTTCGTGCTCGGGATCAGTCATCGTCCAGGGATTCCACGCTTTGAGACCGCGGCGGGCGCTTCCCTACCCCATCCAGCACCCAAAGTAGGACGAGGGCGAGGCTTAGGATGAGCACCGAGAAGGCGGCGAACAACCAAGGTCCCATGACGTGCTCCCGGTATAGCCGCAACGATTAACGCAACCCCGAATAGCACGTTAGAGGCGATTTGATACGCCGTCCTCACCTGTGGCCCATAATCGCGGCCAGGCTCGGAGTACGCCGCGTTCATCAAACACCAAGTGACCATGACGAAGAGAACGCCCAGCGGCCACTTAGAGCGCCGCTCTTTGGCCATGACGTAAACGCTTAGCAAGCCGCACAAGAGCGCTAGCAGCGTGTCGAGGTAGATTTGTGCGTCCGTTCCGGTTCGGTAGTCCCAAACCTTCGTTGCGCCCCACATGATCACCATGAAGGCCGCGACGTTGCGATTTTGGCGCGTAGAGAAAAGCGCGGCGATCCCGAAGACCGCCGCGCTCATCAGGCCGAAGAATATTCCCCACGGCCCCACGTCGGATCAGTCCTTGTCGTCGCCAGCGCGGGCGGCGATCTCGCCCGAGCCTTCGTCGTTATTGACGATCTTTCCGGCGCGTTCGATCAGGGCATGAGCGCCGCCGATCAGCAGTTGCAGCCGAGCCTTCTTCGGATGATTCGAGGCGTCCACCAGTGCGTGGGCGTCGGCGAAGGCTTCACGAAAGGCGTCGGCCACTTCATCGGGTGTGCGTTGCGTCATAGTTCATTCCCTGCGCCGGAATGGCGCGGCTAACGTATCACGCGCCGCGCCATTGAGTGCAAGATACCCCCGCAGATGATGCAGGGGCGATGGGGTTAGGCCCAGCCGTTGTTTCCCAGGTGAGCCAACAGCGCCGCCGAGAGATAGCCGCCGATTGCGATGGAGCCCGGTGCGTTCGGGTGAATGTTGTCTTGGCCGCTGTCCTTCGCGAAGTAAGCACCGCCAGCCGCCATGTTCCCCGTCGAGCCGAGCAGCTGGTAAAGGTCAGCCCCGGTGATGATATTCGCCGCCGGATAGTAGACATCCACGTTGCCGCTGGCGCGCATCGAGGTCAGCGCGCCGGCCACGCGGGTGCTCAGGTTGCCATAGGCGGTCGTGTTGGAGGTGGGCGTGTATTGCGTCAGGCCGAGCGCGACCTTGAGGCCGCGAAGAAGGAAGAAGTTACCGACCTGCTCCAGGGCCTGTTGATAGGTCAGGGTCGCATTGCCCGTGTCCGACTGCCCGTTCGCCACATAGACAATCCGGTGCTTGACGCCGGGGATGCGTCCAAGTTCAGAGACCATCCTGTGCAGCAGGCCGAACGGATCGAAACCGGGGCGAGACTCGGTCAGGACGCTCCCGGCGGCGTAGGTCAGGCCACTGTAGCTGGTGGTTACCGACAGGCAGGTCCACTCGACCGTGCCATCGACAATCACGTCCCCCACGGCAGCGGTCGCCAGGCCGGCGGGTTCGCTCGCTGCGGTCGCGTTGGACCCGACGATTTTGATGTAGTCGAGGTCGAGCGAGCCCGTTGTGTCGTTAAAGCCATTGCCACTGGTGGCATAGGCCAACAGGCCCTTGGTGCAGATGAAAACCCGGCCCTGCACGACCATGTAGTCGCCGGCGTAGCCATTATCGCCAAGGCTCACCGGCGCGCGCTTCTGGCGATAGCCGGTGCTGTTGGCGCGGGTTTGGGTTAGGCCGGCGGCGTCACGGATCATCGAGAGCGAACCGATGCCGCTGTTTACGATCTGGGCTTCCCAGCCGGCGTCCCAGAGGTCGTCGTAGACCTTGAACCAGCTGCCGCCCACCTTCGACAAGGCGGGGAACAGCGGCCAGCGCACGGCCGGGTTTCTGAGCGACCCGTAGGCCTGCGGGAAGGCCGTGCGCGAGAGTACGGAACTGATCGCCTCGGTCGGTTCGACCTGGCCGCGCTCAGTCGATTGGCCAAATACGCCAACGGCGATGCGACCGCGAAGACCGGCGGCGCGGCGAAGGTCCTGGGCGTCTAGCGACGCTGGATCGAGGCTCTGAAGCGCGCCCATTATGCGGCCCTCCCTAGAAGTGGCGAATTATCGCGAAGGATGATGGTTGAGCCGTCGCGCAGGGTGAGCGCGTTGGCAGGCGCCCCCCCACCCTGTATAAGGTCGAGGGCGACCATGATCCCCACATTCTCGGGCGTGATCGGAAGCGGAAAGCTCATGTCGATTGTCCTTTAGACGGCGCTGATGGTGATCGTCTGGGAGAACGAAACGCCATTCTTGGTGCGGGTCACGGTGTAGTAGAGAGTCGTCGCCGTAGGCGTTGCCGTGCCTCCGACCTCAAGAACGTTTCCATCCCATCGGACTCGGCCATCTGCGGGCGCCAACGCCAAAGTCTCGCCCGAAATCGGATTGGAGAGCGTGGCGATTGCGGTATCAGCCGCAGCGCCAGCGGTGAAGCGTAAGGGCGCGGAGAAAGTGGCCAACGGAGGCGGATCGCCAACGAGGCCGGTCGCGATCATGATGCCGACATTTTCGGGGTTTGCGGGGAGCGGATAGCTCATCTCATTCGCCTTTCTTGGCTTTGGACTTCGGAGCGCGGCCTGATTTCCATGGGCCGTGATTGTCGCCCTCTTGGTCGCGAAGGCGGTAACGATAGCGCTCCTTTTCGGGAGCATCGGCGGGGGCTTGGCTGTCCACCTGTTCGTGATGGGAGCCGCCCTTGGGCGAGGTCCAGAGCCAGAGCGCGTTTGGTGAAGGCTTCATGGTCAGACTCCGCGCGTGTCGAGAAACGCTTTGACGTTGAGGTAAAAGTCAGAGGTCGGATCGGCCAGAATGTCCTGGGACTTGATGGCCATGATCAGGTCAATGGACCCGCCATAAGCAGCGGCGGGGGTGTTGTTTCCGATCACCAAACCCGTTCCGGTCGGGACCGCACCCCCGGTGTTGGTGAGGATAGAGCGGCCTCCGATTTGCTGGCGGATGGAATTGCCGCCGGGGTGCGAGGCCACATGCCGGTTCCATCCCGTGACGCTCTGGGGCTGGTCCGCGATGGCGGTTCCGCCAGTACCCACCGACAGAACGGAGTTTCCGCCGCTTGTCGTGGTGATCAGGGCTGATGTCGCGCCGATCTGGGCAACGGTCCCAAAGTCGTAGGTCGCGGGCTTGTGGACAACGATCATGGTCCAGGGGTTGGCGTTGTCCATCGCCGAGCCACCCGACTGCGTGTAGTTGGCCCCGGCCGCTCGGCTTAGCGACATGACGTTGCGGCCGAGCGTCGCGTCGTAGACGAGCGTTCCCCGCTTTGCGTCGGTAGCCTGAGGGAGGATCGCGGCCCCACCAAGCCAATCATTGGCCTGTGAGATTTTCCCGCTGGCCAAGGTCAAGAGGTCGGAGCGATCAAACCGCCAGATTGCGACGACATCAGAGATGGATTGGAAGTAGGTTCGGAAGTCCCCGAGCACGGGAAGGTCCGAGGCGGCGGTCAGTTGAACGCCAAGGTCAATGGTCGTGGTCATGCTGCCGTTACCGTTTCCTTGAAGGGGACAAGCCAAGCGTCGATGGTTTCGCCTGAGAAGAAGCGCGAGGCGGGGCCAACCTTCTTCAGATTACCCCAGACGCCCGAGTGAGTTCCAGACACCGCGCCAGCGCCATAAGCGCAATAGGACACTTCGACCGCCGTTGACGACGCGATGGCCGCCGACAGGGTGATGACAATCGATGTCGTGTTGAGGGTGATGCTGGAAATCGTGCGGGGCGTGCCGCCGACGCGAACCGAAAGGCCATCGTTCGTTGCGGCCTGAATGGTGGTCGTGTCCCGCACGACAGCGCCCGTATAGCCGATGGGCGAATTGACCTGAATGGTGACGGTCGAGCCGCTAACGGTGATGTTGGGATTAGCCCCCGTGTACGTCAGCCAGAACGGCGCCCAGGACTGCTTTCGGTCCAAGACCACATGCTTTGCCCAAGCCGTCTGTTCGCCGATCTTCGCATAGCCCTTGGGGGTGTAGTGAATGTTATCGACATAAGGGAACTGGTAGCGCGGCCCGTGCATCCAAGTCCGCCCGTTGGCGTTGGCGCGGCAGAAGGCGATTTGTTGCCACGACTGCGCGTAAGGAACGGTGTCTTCCGATACGGCCGGCGTCACATCGAAGATGAATTGCAGGGCGTCGCCGCCGCTGTTGACGTCCAGGGCATCGAAATCGCTGCACATCGTGGCCATAGCCGTCGAAGCGTTGACGGGGTCCACCGAGCTTCCCGCCGCGCCCTCGGTGATTCCGACAGCTCGGAACCAAGGCGTCAGGCCGTACTTGGCCGCATAGGTCTTGGTTGCGGCGATGTATCCAACCAGGGCCGCCCATGGCTCGGAGCCCGGCCGCAGTTGCGCCCACGTATAGCCAGGATAGGCCGCCGACCAGTTCAGGATTGAGCGCATCTGATAGGCCAGATCCCGGCGAACTCGGGCCAAGGTTTCCGTAGCGACGGACCCAATCGACTGCCCAACGCCAGGGCCAATACCCATGAAGCCGACGATCAGGGAGATTTGGCTTTCGACTCCGACATATTGCAGCGGATCGCCGAACGCGTTCTGGAAGGTGTAGGCCTGATAGCCCTCCCCATCGACCGTGAACGGTGCGGAGGGCGTGTTCATGGGGTGCGTTTCCCATGACTGCCCATACTGCATGTGGACCTCTAGGCGATCCTCTGTCGCGAGAAGCTGGCCGCGCAAGCCGCTGTTGGCGACAGGCGCCGAGTCCCAAGCCCGATATGGAAGGGTGAACTTGCCGTCTTGGGTCGAGGTGTAGCTGTAGAACGTCGTTCCGGTCTTGCGGACGCTGAACACGCCCCCACGGGCTCCTAGATCAATAGCGACCTGCGGCAGGAGGAAGGTCGCGGACTCTGACGCGAGGAAGCTGGTCGGAGCCAGGCGGGCATATGTGAACCCGTCGCGGCCGACATAGAGCGGGACATTGCGGACATTGACGCCACGCAGGACGTAGGAGGAACCCGCCACGGCCCATAGTGCATTATCCCCAAGCGTGCCGGTGTCTGTGGCGTTCACCGTCTGAAGCTGCGGAAGAATGGCCCTGGCGGCTTTCAGGCTGGCCGGGGTGACGGCCTTCGTTGTGATGGTTCCAGCGATGGCCTCGGCATCGGATGCGGGCGCGAGGGAGACGTAATAGAGCGTCCAAGCCCCCGAACCGGATGCTCCGCTCTTGAGGTAGAAGCCGTTGTAGGCTGGCGTTGGGTCTGCGTAGACGATGCCAACGCTACCGGCCACATGGGCAAGGTCGGCAAAGAGGCTGGACCGAAGGGCGTAGAGGGTGGCGTTGCCCTCAATCGTGCCGTTGATGACTGAATTGATAGTCGTGTCGATCAGCGCGAAAAGGTTGCGCCCCTCGGCCTTCGGCGGGTCCTTTTCCCCGCTCGATGGCACACCGGGCACGTTGTAATCGGACAGCCAGGCCTTTCCGGCATCGTTAATCGCAGACATGCAGGGCGCTCGCTCTGAGTGTGACTTGAGCGGGCAACCTACATGCAACCAAGCCTTAGGTCACGATGCACTAAAGAGCTTACGTAGGACCGGTGTAGGTTCCGGCTGGCGTGATGATACTTCCCCCAGCGCTGAGGACTTCAGTGGGCGATCCTGTCGTGCCCGTGAGGTTGATTTGACCCAGGCGCGCGGCCTCTACAGTTTGGCCGGTGGCGGTATTGATCAGGGCGCTGATGAACCCACTCAGGTCTGCCATATAAAGGCGATTTCCGCCGTTCGCATCCCCTTGCGAGGCGTCAGAAATGATCCTGCCGCCGTTGTAGGCATAGGCGCCGAAGTTGCCATTGCGGAAATAGACAGACGTTGGCGTGATGAATAGTCCGCCGTCCGCACTGATGCCGTTCCCGAGGTTATAGCGCGCCGAGAAGTTTTGGCCTCGCATCGCGCCGCCCCAAGCCGAGTGCGCGCCGTCTTGGGCGTTCGCCACCGCAAAGGCCTGGACGATCGTGATCGAGCCGTTGCCTTGGGTGTAATAGCCGTGGCGACCGTGGCCTACGGAGATCGAGGTTTCGCCAGAGATCGCGCCCGACTGACTTCCGGCGAACCCGTCTGCGTCGCAACCCGACGTGATAGCGGCGTTGCACATGCAAGCCCCGCCATGTTGGGCGAGGATGGAATAGACCTTGTTGTCAGTGACGCAGACGCCGCGCATGTCGCCGGTCCCGCCATACTGCCAGTACATCCCGCCATCGCCGAAGCTGGCGACGCCGAATGTCTCAGGATCGCCGTAGCAATAGGCCTTGTTCTTCATGCCCTGCGACATGCGCTGACCGATGACGCCGATCGTGCCATCCGTCCGGGTTCCGACCAAGACCATCTTGCCGACGTAGCCGAGCGAACCGTCGATCCGCAGGCCATCGCAGGCATTGAATGTGATGGTGGTCTTGGTGATCGTCATCACAGCGCTGGTCAATGTCGTGGCGGGCGTCGTGGCGGGCCAGGCGGCGAGCTTGGCGAAGTTCCGAACCGTGACGGTCAGACCCAAAACCGCCGTCACCTTGCAAAGGCCCTGGAAAATCTGGTGAGCGCCCGCGCCCGCCGACGTGCGGAGCATGACCCAATCGCCCACCGCGACATGGGTTGCGTCGTCCACGTTCAGCGGAACGGAGTAGTTGCCCGACGAACCCGTGACGCTCCCGGCCGCCGTAACGTTGGTAGTGAAGCATGGCGCACCCTCAAAGCGCACCCGATCGCCGCAGAGCATGTTGAACGTCAGGGGGACCGTCAGGGCAGTCACGCCAGCCGGAACCGAGATCGTCACGCTGGATGATGGCGGTATGACCCATGAGGAAACCATGGCGATGGCGTCCGCGACGGTCGGAACGTCCGTTCCAACAAGGATCGAATAGTTCGTGCCCGGCGCGACTGCGGCGCCCAAGAGGTAAACCTTAATCTGGTCAGGCGTAATGCGCACCGTAGCCCCGCCCTGAACGGCAGGGATTGCTTCGATCCCGGCGAGTGCGGTTCCTGCCAAAAGGGCGGAAATTTTTACGCTGGCCATGTTTCCTAGTCCTCAAACATGAGAGCGTCGCCGCCCTCAGTGGTTAGTTCGTCGCCGCTCTCGGTCAGAAGAAGATCAATCGCAGTGTTGAAAATCTCGGTGGCAGACCACCGAGAGAGCGTTCGCCCTCCGGTTTCGTAGGCTACCTGAAACTCAATATCGACTCCGGTTGGCAGAAACTCGCCCGTATCCAGCCCAACGCCGGGGCCTTCGTCGATGTCGTCGGCATTGCGCGAGGTCCACAAGTCCGCACCCGCGACGCGCCAGCGGTAATACCACGTCAGGTCCGTTCGGTCGGGTCCGGTGGCGACGATATGAGCGCGCACGCCATAGCCGCCCGAAGAGGCATCCTCATAAATACCCCCGATGCTGTCGATGGCGGGAGCTTCAAGAGGATCGCCGCTCGCGAAGTAGCCAGAGACCGGGCCGTTGCCCTCTTCGGTCGCCGCGTTCCAATCATAGCGAACAGGATCAACTAGCTTTCCGGTCCACGTAATCGACGGGGTGTCTTGCAGGCTGATGCGCGGCGGCTCGGTCACTTCCATAACGGCGTCGTGGAGATCGACGGACCCGCGAACACGCAGGCCGATGAACCGCTCACCAAGGCCACGGCGTGCGGATAGCGGGGTGCGAACGGAGACCATGCCCGAGTGGTCGCGACTCATCTTGATCTTGGCCAGACGCTTCAAGGCGCTGTCGTTCAAGACCCCATCCGGCGAGAAGTCATCCACCACCTCACGGCCCGCGACGAGGATGTCATCTTCGTTGCGCAGCTCGTCGGTGTCGGTGTCCTTGTAGCCCGTCACCGGGTCTTTGAACGAGAGTGTCAGGACGTTAGGGGCCTCGCCGATCTGCGGGCCAGGGTCGAACTCCCAATCAATGATCTCCTCGGCGCCAAAGATGATCGTGGGGGCGTAGTAGTGACCGGCGCGGATGATGTACGCGCCATCGGCCCGAATGCTGAAATGACCATCCATGGCCTCTATGAAAAGGTCACGCACTTCCTTGCGCTGCGTGTCTGCCTCCCACTGGATGCCGATCTCATAGCGCTTGCCGTAGACCGCAACCGCATTCACCCATCGAGCGGGCGCGAAGATCGGCATCTTATCTGCGAAAGGGGCCGTGAAGGTCACGACGTTCCCGACGACACTAAGGACGTTCAGGCTCTTTCCGCCGATGTTGAGAACGGAGCCGTTCGTCAAGCCGGTGGCGTCAAGAAGCGTGACGGCGCTTCCAGGGTTGGCGGTCCCTGCGACTTGAGACGAGCCGTTGCGGTGCAAAACCATCTCGTCGCAGATGTTGGCTTCGGCTGTGAGGATGTCCAAGGCGGGCGCAAAGCACTCATCCCAATCGGCCCCGTAGAGCTGCCATTCGACGTTCACCAGCCCAACAACGGGGTTGGTGGTAACTTCCCACGTCGCCATAGCCGCATCCATTTCGGCCAGCGTGGCGCCGGGGGCGTATCGACGTTGAGGGCCGACCCCGCCCGCCGTGTCGTCCTTGCGCCAATCGTAAGCCTTGTAGAAGGCCTCACGGGTCATTTCGGTTTGCTGACCGGCGGGGAACTGCTTCTGCGCGTCTTCCTTCTTGCCGTGCTCAAGGATGAGCATGTTTGACGGAACGCCGGTCCCATAGTGCTGCGCTGTCCAGCCCCACGTTGAGCCGATGATTTCCGCATAAGCGGTCTGCACCATCAGGCCGAAGCGCTCGTAATATTTGGCGCGGCCGGTCTCGTATCGGCCGTCGTCGAGTTCCTGAAACCACGCGCCGAGCGGCTTAACCTCGTCCTCGTTCAGCCATGCGCGGCCATAGTGATCGACCGGCCCCACGCCTTCGGGATAGGCGAAGATTTGGACGAACACATTCCCGACGCTCTGGCGCTTGGCATAAGCCCCGCTCACCCGCGTAACCCCAAAGGCGAGCTTGCGAACCGGGCGCGGCTGCTTTTCGTTCACCGCGTTACCGGGCGGGATCTTCGGCTTCTTGAGGAACGACTTAACGAGGAGCGGCGTGAAACCGAAGGACAGAACCTTGACGACGCTTTTTACCGCCTTGCTCATCTGGGAACACTCCAAGCGGCGACGAAGCGGTCAGCCTGAGTTGATCTGATACCGCGCCCCGTGAGGGATAGCCAACCATCTGGCCCCATGAGAGCGCCCACCGGCTCGATGCGGTATTCACTCTGCATCATGACCGCCCCGACGTCACCAAGGGCGGGAGTTTCGGTTCTGACCAGGCCCACGCCCTCCAAGGCCTCGGCAAGGACCGCCACAAGCCCGCCAGAGCTTCGCAGAAGGCGCTGACAGCCCAGCCCCGTCTGGTAGCGCCCCCGCCATGCCTTCGCAGGGTCTAGCCCTACCTCCGCAAGCACCCAATCCCCGATGAACCGTTGCGCGCAGTCGTGGCCCGTCGCGTAGCTGAACGGCGTGCGTGCGGCTTGGGCAGCGTGGCCCAAAACCCGCTTGGCTAGAAGATCATCCACGTAAGCACCTGGCCTTGCGCCATCTTGACCGTTTCATCAAAAAAGGCGTCATTCGCGCGGCGTCGGCGCTGGGAAACCGGCGACAAATACGACAGGGACGCCTGATTGCGGTCATAGAACTCTGTTTGCCACGGAAGCGACATCGAATAGGTGATGTTGTTGTCACCCCCTCGGCCCGCGCTCTTAGGGCGCCCGGCGTAAGCGCGGAACGGCCAAGACACTTCGCCAATCGGAATCCAGCCCGGCGCGAAGTCCTGCACACCCATGAAGATGCGCGAGCCGATGACTTCGTCGCTGTCCTCGGCAAGAAGGCTGATTGCGGTTTCGCTCACCCCTGACATGGTGAACTCGCCCGACGAGGTTTGGCCGTTCAAGCACCCCTCAAGCTCGGGAATGGTCAGCGGAAAATCGAGGCCGGAATAAACGCCCCCCGTGGTATCGACCGCGCCCGCCGAAATGGTGATGTCATAGTTTCCCGACCAAAGCCGCAGCCATTCAGCCGGGTCCGCTCCCTGCCGCATCAGGAAGAAGATTCCATAATTCGTCGTATCGGGGACGTAAGAGGCGTCGCTGTCAAAGGCCATCGCTGATCCTCTTGGTTTCGGTCCAAGACACCGGGACACGGGCGTTCCTGAACACGTCCTTATAGGAGGGCCAAACGCCTGGATCGGTCAGGTTCGGCCGCATGACCACCCGAGGGTTATCAAAATCGACCTCGGTTCCCGCCGCATAAGGCTCGCGCAACGGAGGAGCCCCGAGGATGGTGTAAATCGTGGCGTCGCCGGCCGCCTCTTCGCTTAGCACGCTGGCCACGCCGTAAAGCCGTTCGCGGTACTTGTCGCCTGTCATGGTGAAGGGCTCGCCGCCCTGAAGGGTTCTAGGCGCCCCTTCGATCTGGACCCGGTAGGACGTCGCGCCGCTGGCTGCATCATCGACCAGAAAAGCCGTTCCGACCTCCGATCCCTCGAAAAGCGTTCCGTCCGAGAAGGTCGATCCATCCGAGAAGGGGACTAGGATCGTCTCTCCACTGGCCACAAAGCCCAGCATGAGCGGGCCACCAATGCGCGAGACAACCGCGATGTCATAGCCAAGGCTCCACCGCAGCAAGAGGGACTCGTAAAGCCGCACCTCGCTATCCGTGGTCAGGATGATGGAGCTTTCATAGACCCACCGGCCACCGCCATCAGCTCGCCGATATTGGTTCTCGCCGTCCTCGGTCGTGCCGCCGCTGTCCAGCGCGCCGGAAAGTCGCCATTGCCCCTCTTCCACCACAAGAAGGTTACGGGTGATCTGATCCATCTAGCGGCCCTTGTCGTTCGTATGCTTGGCCACGATAGCCGGAATACGGCGCTCCATGTCCATTCGGTCTTGGGCGATGCGGCGGTCAAAGTCAGCGTAGACGCGCTCGGTTACGAGGTTGCCGTTCCCCATGCTGTAGCGCGGCGCGTAGACAATCGGACGCTTCGACTCGCCGTTGTCGTTCATCGGGTTCTTGGGGATAGCCCGACCGGCGTTCATGGCCTCTAGCGTGGCGCGGTTCTGGTTTGTCGCGGCGGCGTTGACTACGAACTCGCGACCATGGACGACGCCAGCCGGGCGCCCCACCGGGCCGTCGCCGGTATAGCCGCCCGTTGCGAAGCCTTTCACGCCCGCAATCTTCGCCACGTTCGCAGCCGCTAGGCCACCGACCAGAGCCGCCGCCGCGATGTTGAACGGCGGCGGGAAGGCCGACAGCGCCTTTTGAACCGCGTTGATCCCGTCAATCGTGGCTTGTGCGATAGCCGCCGCCTTACCGATCGCCGCGAGCTTCTTGTTGCCGCTGGACGACAGTGCGACCAAGCCATCCCACATGCGCTTTTCGCTCTCTACGCGGTCCTTGGCGCGCTGATCTTGGATCGCCTGAAGCTTCTTCGACGCCTCCTCGGCGCTATCAACCATGGGATCGCCGCCGATGGTCCGGTCGCCGCCAGGGCTAAACTTGTTCAGATGGCCGGGCGTGTAGTTCTCTTGTCCAACCGTGGCGATGCTGGACAGGTCGATGACCTTGCCACCCGACGACTTGAACCTCCCATCGGCGAGGGCGGCGGCGCGGTTCTTGTCCTTTTGGCTAGGCGCACGGCCCTTCTTGGGCGCTTCACCGAATGCCGACGTAGGCGCCGAAAGCATCATTTCAAGTTCGGCTTGCGTGGCCTTGACGTTCTGCGCAGCCTTCTTCGCGCTGGCCTCGTACTCTTTGAACCCCTTGTCGAGGTCGCCAGTGATCCAGCCAAATGGGCCGCTCCCCTTGCCCTTGTAGACAGGAGCGCCGCCAACGACCTTGAAGTTCTCATCAACCAGCTTTTGCTGGTCGTTTTTGGCCGTCCACACATTCAGGCGCGCAAGCTCAATCGCGGCATCTCGCGCCGATCCAGCATAGTCCTTAAGGGCCTTCGTGTTCTTCTCGACCCACGCGTGAAAGTTCTTGGTCCCTTCCGCAGCCAAGTCCGATTGTTTGGCCGTATCGATGAGCCATGGCGACGCCTTCACAAGCTTGTCGTTCATGTCGTCGATGGACTTATTGACTGCATCGATGCGCTTGATGTGCTCCTCATGGGCTCGGTTGAGCACGTAGACAGCAGCACCGACAGCGGCGAGACCCGCAATCCACGGGGCGAAGGTGGCGATTAGCGGTGTGATTTGCGCCCACAGCCCTGTCAAAACCGCTTTAAAGCTTAGTCCCGCTGCGCTCGCGACGGCGAATCCGTCAGCGATTTGTGGTCCTTGCTGGATGAGCACCATCAAAGGATTGATGCCGCCCGCCAGGGATACGCCAACGTCGGAGAACTGGCGCCCAAGATTCAGACCCGCCGCGCTGAGCGCCTTGGTGGACTTCGCGGCGTTGTCGTTGGCAATCTTCAGGGCCTTTTGGTGGGCGATGAAAGCTTTGACGTGGGCGTCGTTTTCACCAAGCGCCCCGGAATACATCTTGACCCCGGTGGCGGCCTTCTTGGTCGAGTCGGTGAATTGCTCCGTTGCCGTCTCAGCCCCCTTCGACGAAGAGGCAACGGAGTTCAATTCCTTGAGGAGTTGCTGCGCGCCATCGCTGGCGAAGATCACACCAAGGCGCGCGAGCTGATCCATCCGGGTATCTCCTAGCG